CCATCAGCGGCACGGGCTCCGTCACCGTGGAAGACGCGCTGGACGAGCCCGCAAAGGTCGTGATCGGTCTGGAACCGAAACAGGACTTGCACGGATATGATAAACCGTGGGTTGGCGGGAGTGGGAAGAATTTGTGCCCGACTCCTGCGGCAAATAGTGGCGGTTCAAACGGTGTTACTTATGTCGTGAATGCTGACGGTTCTATCACGCTGACAGGCACGGCAGATCGCGCTACTGGCATTACATTTTCAAAGACGTTTATGGTTAAAGCGGGCGTTAAGTACATTATGTCTGGTTGTCCGACTGGCGGTAGTGTGAACACGTATCGTCTGGACATTCGGTTAAATGAAACAACTTTGTATCGCCCAACCTTAACGACAGAGGTTTCAGATTATGGAGATGGCACAGAATTTACGCCGAACGAAGATGCAACAGTTATGGTTGCAACGCGAGTTGCGTCTGGATATACGTTCCCTTCTGGCGGCGTAACCTTCTATCCGATGGTTGCGCAGGAGTCGGAACCTGACAGAACCTACGCCCCTTACTCCAACATCTGCCCGATTGAGGGGTATGATAGTGTAACGATCATCAGCACAGGGAAGAATCTACTGAATGTAGATGATCTTGAACCCGGGTATATCTCTGAAAACGGAGAACTCATCAACGATTCAAATTATAGCCGCACAAAGTATATTCCGGTCAAGAGCGGAGAACAATATGCGTTTAGCCTGTATCATAATGGTACGTCTCAGGCTAAGCGTGTACACGGATATGATGCTAATCGTAACTGGGTGGCTCAACTCGGCGTGATCTCGACAGGATCAACAACAGTGCCTACACTGAAAAGTGTTTCCTTAACGATTCCGAATAACGTGAAGTTTGTGCGGATCGCTTCATTGGTCATGAGCCTTGATACCGATGTGCAATTCGAGCTCGGTTCCTCGGCTACAGATTATGAACCCTTTGGTCAGTCTGTCTCCGTCAACGTAAAGTCCGTGAACAACGGCAGCACCGTCTATGGCGGCACAGTCACGGTGAATGAGGATGGAAGCGGAATGCTGGTTGTGGATAGATATCTCCAAACTTATAACGGTTCTGAGAATTGGTATCAAACCACTGCAGAAAAATGCCAATATATACCAAAGCCGTCTACACCAGTAATTGATACAGCCAAGGAAATTGTATGCGATCGAGCTAAATACCTTGGAATCTCAGCTTCTGCTGAAATGGTTTCCGGTGAAATTGCACTAAACAGTAATAGCCAAAATATATTATTGAATCTTGGCTTTTCAAATACAACAGATTTAAAAACGTACCTTACTTCTAATAACATGCAAGTCTTGTATTATCTTTCCACTCCTACCACATACCCCATCACCGCCGCGCAAGTCAAGACCCTTCTTGGCCATACGCAGGTCATCACCGATACGGACGAGGCACTGACCCTGACGTACAAGACGGACAAGTATGCCCCGAAGTCCGCAGCCTATGCCGCCTTCCCGGAATCCTCAGCCGGCCCTGCTGACGTTGTGACAGTAACGGACGGCGCTGACAACATCCCGCTGAAAACCCTGTCCGTGGCGATCGAGCCGAAGCAGGATTTGCATGGATACGATAAGCCATGGGTTGGGGGTGCGGGGAAAAATCTGCTGCCACTTACCGTCGATGGTATCAAAAGCGCAAACGCCAACAGAACTTGGAACGGCAATACTTGTACAGTCAGTGGCGTTGACTTTACGATTCTTACTGACAGTGATGGGAACGTAGCAGGAATCAACGTGAACGGAAGTTCTACATCCAATATAAGCCTGTTCACATATAAAGAGGCAGCAAACAGCACACATGTGCTCCAAGTTGGCACAAGTTACACAATCACGCATGGCCTTGAGACTGGGGTTCTGGGGCTTCGGCTTGATATAAGCGACGATGTGTCCGATACTATCGTCGCGAATAAAACATTTATATATAGTCAAGCATTTAATGATCGTGGGTATCATGCAAAAATATATATAACCGCAAATAGCTCATTTAATAATATTGTGGTTAAACCCATGGTCCGCCTTGCCTCCATATCAGATGCCACCTATGAACCCTACTCCAACATCTGCCCGATCACCGGCTGGGACGAGGCGACAGTGACGAGGACGGGGAAGAATCTTGTGTCTGGTCGGGGTCATTATATAGCCGTTAGTAGTGGTGTTCTTGAACCCAATGACCAGCGAGATTCTGTATATGCTAAAGTTCACAAAAACGAATCGTATGTGATATCCGGGAACACAGACAGCACCGGGGCTGTTCTTGCGTTTTATTTCAATGAGCCTGTTGCTTATAGCGTATCGTATGACGGAAGCCGAACATTGTCCGATCAAAAAACGTTTACCGCCCCGATAGACGGTTGGGTCGTTGTCAGGTGTGGGAAAACTGATACAACTGTACAAATTGAACTCGGCTCAACCGCCACAGCTTACGAACCCTACACCGCAAAGTCCCTTCCCGTCTCCCTGAAATCCATCTCCGGCTCTACAGTCTACGGCGGCACAGTCACTGTAAATGAGGATGGGTCGGGAACACTGGTGGTAGATAGGGCAAAAACCATATTACCAGATAATGTTACACTTCAGTATAGTACGAGCACAAAATGCTTTTATACCACTATCACGCCAGTAGCCCATGGCATTCATAAATCAACATACACATCAGCATTTAGTGGCACATCGAATAAATTCTTACCATACCCTGGTAGTAATATAGTGCTATGGCAAAATGCGGCCGAATGTTATGTTGGATATGGTTACGCCAATGACTCTGTGCAGTTGTACGAGCATCTCAGGTTTTCTATCCCGCACATTGATATTACCGATTTGGAAACCGCTAAGTCTATTATTGCGGGTACCGAAGTCCTGTATGATCTTGAAACACCACTCACTTACCCCATCACTGCCGCCCAGCTCCGCACCCTCCTCGGCCACAACACCCTCTGGTGCGATGCCGGTCAGGTGTCGATGATGTACCGGCAGGATATCGGGTTGGCGATTGAGGGGAGCACAGGCGATCTCGAAGGGCGTATAGGGGCGCTGGAGACGAATGTCAGCGGGCATTTCCCGGAAACCGGTCGCTTCGTCAGCGGCAACGGCACAGCCAGCGCGGATTATGCAACCAGTGAAGGAGATTCTACGGTCGCGTCTAATCGGTATGCCCACGCCGAAGGCTACAAGACAACCGCGAGCGCAGTAACTGCACATTCCGAGGGGACATCTACCGAGGCGAGCAGTTCTGCGGCTCACGCGGAGGGAAATGGTTCTAAGGCAACAGGCAGCAACTCACATGCCGAGGGTTTGCTTTCACAGGCGCAAAGTTTAGCCTCCCATGCTGAAGGTTATTTAACGGTTGCCGGTGGCAATTATGCGCATTCGGAGGGTGAACAGACTAACGCTTCTGGCGCATCCGCTCACGCTGAGGGGCTTCTGAGTATCGCCAACCACAAATCGCAGCATGTGTTTGGCGAATATAATGTCGCTGATACTTCTGAGCAACCGGCTACCAGTCGAGGCAATTATGTAGAAATAGTCGGCAATGGTACGGGCACCAACGCCCGCTCAAACGCCCGCACCCTTGACTGGTCTGGCAATGAAGAGCTGGCCGGAGACCTTACCATCAAAAAAGGAGCGTCCGGCGAAAAGAAAATTTCTGATATTGTGAACGACGTGGCGAGTCTGAAAACCCATTTCCCGTCAACTGGTAGGTTCGTCAGTGGCGGCGGCGCTGCCAGCGCAAATTACGCGACGGCTGAGGGCAATAATACAACCGCGTCAGGTCTTTGCTCTCATGCTGAAGGCACCGGTAGTCAAGCTACCAATGAGAACGCCCACGCGGAAGGAAACGGATCAATTGCGTCAGGGAAAAATGCTCATGCAGAAGGCGGATGGAACACTGGCATGACTTCTGATCCTGGCAAAAGGTATTCTACTGCGTCGGGGACAAGTTCACATGCTGAGGGCAGCGGATGTCACGCTGAAGGCACCGGTACGCACGCCGAAGGCGTAGCAACAACCAGTATTGGTGAGGGTGCGCATGCCGAGGGCCGAGTTACAACCGCGAGGGGGACTGCTTCGCACGCGGAAGGTCTACAGACTATTGCATATTATAATTACCAGCACGTATCCGGCCAATTCAATGCTACTGAAAATGCCGCGGAGATTGTCGGCAATGGTGTGGATGATGCTAATCGTTCTAATATCCGGGTGCTTGACTGGAACGGCAACGAAAAAATTACCGGTTCGCTAACCCTTGGCATGGGCACGGCAGACGAGGTGACCGTTACCGCCGCGCAGTTGAAAGCGCTGTTGGCGATGCTTACTTAAAAAAAGTCTCGAAGACATACTGAAAAGGAGGCCCACATGAACAAACCTCAACTGGTCAAAAATGCCGCCATTGAGCGGATCGGCTGTCCCTATGTTATGGGCGGGACGGGGAAAGTATGCTCCCCGTCCTACCGGGAAGCCAGGGCGGCGCAGTATCCGAATTATGCGACGCAAATCCGCAACAATTGTCCGCGCCTGAAGGGCAGCGCCAGCACGTGTATCAATTGCCGTTGGTGCGATCCAGAAACGGGTAAGGGGAAACCGTGTTATGACTGTGCTCAACTCGCGTTAGCTTGCATGAAGGCGGTGGATATACCGCTTGTCAGCGGAGCAAACAGTCAATGGCTAAAGACACAGTTTTCTGAGAAGGGCGTTATTGCAGACCTTCCTCGCGATAAGGTGTGTCTGGTATTCCGAAAGGACGATGACGGCAAGATGCACCACGTGGGCGTTTACATGGGAGACGGCACTGTCGTTCACGCACGCGGTCATGCTTATGGCGTTGTTCAAGATCGGCTGGATGAAATCAGCAAGCCCTTCACCCACTACGGCATTCCTGTCGGGCTGTATGACAGCGGATTGCCTACTGTCAGAAGGGGAAACAGCGGCGTGTACGTCAGGACCATGCAACAGGCGTTAGTGAAAGCTGGCTACAGCATAGATGTTGACGGCAAGTTCGGCAAGAATACGGAAGCCGTTGTAAAGGCGTTCCAGAGCAACAACGGGCTGACAGCCGATGGCATCTGCGGCAAGAAAACATGGGAAGCGCTCGAAAAATACATTCCTGACCAGCCTGAACCAGAGCCAGAACCAAAGCCCGATCCTGAACCTGAACCGCCGATAGACACTGACGATTTTGTGACCATCGACCGTGACGAAGTGCAGTCTATCATTGAGCGCGTCGAAGCGCTTGCACAAACGCTGAGAGGTTGGCTGAAATGATCAAGCCAGTACCTTGCCCATGCCACGAATGTACACACAGGAGCGCGTCGTGTCATGGCGGCTGTCAGGATTACGCCCTGTATGCACATTATAGGCAACAGATTCGTGAGGCACGGCAACGCGATCACGAAGTCACTTCGTCCCTGATTGCAGGAGCGGAGAAGATACACAAAGAAGTTTATCGGAGGAAACGAAATGGATAAGATCACGCCGGATATGCTAATGACCTTCCTGATAGTTGCGGCTGCGCTGGTTGGATTCGTTTTGCTGATTTGGCAGTTGGCGGATAAGATCAAAGCCGCCAGAAAACCGCAGACGGAATTGGAGAACTGGCGCAAGCAGACGGATGGTAGGCTCAAGGCCACAGAGGACGGCAACCGAGTAATCTGCCGTGGAATCCTCGCGCTGTTGAGTCATGAGATCAACGGGAACTCAACGGACAAGCTCAAGGCAAGCCAAAGTGAAATCACCAACTACCTGATCGACCGATAACGGAGGTGATGCCGGTTGGAAGCAAGCTTACAACGCCCTTTGATATACAGCCCCATGGACGGCGCTGATCACTGCGTCTGCTGTGGGGCGGTCATTCCGGAAGGTAGCATTATTTGTCCGCTGTGCGCCGATGGCGTGGAGCATAAACTGTGAAAGGAGAACAATAATGAACAACATTGATCTGACACCTATTTTTCAGGCTGTTATCGCCCTGCTTGCCGCTCTGGTGACTTACAAGTTGATTCCGTGGATTAAGAGCAAGACAGACAAAAACCAGCAGGACAACATTGCCGCTGCCGCTAAGATTGCCGTCTATGCTGCAGAACAACTCTACGGTGCTAATCACGGCGATGAGAAGCTGGATTATGCCCGTAGGGTATTGCAGGCTGCTGGCTACGATATGAATACTGATACTCTCCGAGCTGCGATTGAAAGCGCCGTGTACAGCTTGCCTATTTGGGACAAAAAGAATGAACTGAAACCACCTGAACAACCGACCGAAAGCGTTGACGAATAACCGCTGAAAATGCTATACTGTCAAAAAATGGCAGGAGGCTGAAAGGCATGTTTAGCAAGAAAGAAAACACCGAACCGAAACTGAACGAAGAACAAAGGAACGCGCCTATGCCTTATTATGTGCATGAGGGCGAAATGTACCGCGCGGAACGGATTCAAAAGCGGCTTTGGATTGTTATTATCCTCCTGATTGTCATTCTGGTCGGCACAAATACGGGGTGGATCATATACGAAAGCCAGTTTGAGGATGTTTCCGTAGACCAGATGGTAGATACTGGCGAAGGCGACGCATACGTGACAGGCGTAGGAGATTTGAATTATGGCAAAGATCAGGCAGGTAATCCGAATTAGACGATTGAAAACTGGCGGTAATTCCGGCTACAAAAAGTGCGGCACATGTAACGGGACCGGCAGGGTGAAGAACAGTGAGCCTTCCAAGCGACGTCGGACGGTCTGATATCGAAGCCGCGATCCATGAATGGATTATCGGACCTAAAGCGGAACGCGACAGAGCCATATTATCAAGAAGACTGTTTGATGGCATTTGTTACGAACCGTTAGCCGAAGAATTTGACATGTCAGTGCCGCAAATCAAGCGCATTATATACAAAGGTATGGAGCGCGTGTTCTCACACTTGTTGCACAAATAAACCAGCGGTTAAGGTCGGGGAAACCCGGCCTTTTTTTGTTGCGCAAAAATGATACGCTGATGATACGAAATTGAACAAAAAGAGATACGAAAGAGACCCGTTCATGAACTCGTGAGCGGGTCGTTTTTTTGTCAAAATATTGCCATCAAGAAGGGAACGGAGGGACTTCGCGTGACTGATGTTGGATACCCGGAGACGTGCAAAGAGCAAGTCAAGCAAGTGTCAAAAGCGCTCCACATGGACGAGGATACGGCATATGCGTGCATTGCGATGTATTCCATTCTGACGGATCTGTCGCCGACTGACCCTGAACTTATTCAGTTGGTCATAGACGAATACGGCGGGTCAGAAGTAGTCCCTGTTGCATAGTTATGTGGATTAAGACGAACCCAAACCCGCGGAAAAAGGAAGTTAATGATTGCGTCATCCGCGCCATTGCAATAGCTACCGGCATGTCGTGGCTGGACGTGTACGACGACCTGTACCGCGTAGGGCGCAGTGAATACGACATGATGAGCAGCAATGCGGTATGGGGCTTGTACCTGTATCAGTGCGGGTTTGAACCGTTCCTTCTTCCGGAATCCTGCCCGAGGTGCATTACCGTGCGCGAGTTTGCCAGACGGTTTCCGCACGGACGGTACATTGTCGGAACAGGCACACATGCGATTGCCGTAATTTCCGGCGATTATTACGACTCTTGGGATAGCGGAAGCACCGTTCCATCCTATTTCTGGAGAATCAGCGACTAAAAACGGAGGAAACAAAAATGCCTAACTACAACAACTTCCAGTCCGGCTATGGCTACCCGATGTACAACACACAGGGCTATCAGCAGTATTCCGGTGCACAGCCACAGTATCAGCAACAGCCTTCCATGAGTTACCAGACACAGCAGACGCCCGTTGGAATCGTCTGGGTAGACGGTGAGGTCGGTGCGAAGGCGTATCAGTTGCCTGCGAATTGGCCCGTCAATGCGCCGATGCCGCTTTGGGACACCAACGACACGGTGATTTATCTCAAATCCACAAACCAGATGGGTATGCCAAACCCGCTTCAAAAAGTGCATTACACCATGGAAGAGGTTCAGCGTTCACCGATGATGGGGCAGTCTGGACAGACGCAGGCGCTTCCAGCACCGGAACAGGCGATGCCTGATATGTCGGCTTTTGTGACTAAGGATGATCTTGAACAGATGAAAGAGGAACTGAAATCCGCTCTGGCGACCGCTAACGAGGCAAAGGGGGCGCGTTCAAATGGCAAATCCTCTGTTTAACGCTATTATGCGCGGTTCTAAGCCGCCTGTTGCTCAACCGTCACAGGATTACGAGCAGAACAACGGAAACGCTCAGAGCGCAAATAACGCGCCGCAAATGGGCTTTCAGGACGCAATGCGTGAACTGCGTTCTCATCCGGCACAAATGATAAAACAGGCTGGATTTAACGTGCCTGATGAAATCGCAAACAATCCGCAGGCATCAGTCATGCACCTGATCCAGTCTGGGCAGGTAGGTGGACCGATGATGCAACGGATCAGACCGATGCTGAACATGCTGATGGGGAGAAGGTAACACGCAACTAAAGCATTTACCATTCTGGTTTAATTGCGCTTTGAAAGATTCGCGGTAACTAAGGATGGCTTTAATTGCAAAACAAAAAGCGCCCGCGATGCGGAACGCTTCCGGCTGTAAACAGCCCCCCACCAGCTACGCACCATTCAGTGCTTCACTGGTTCGTGTGTATTATAGCATAAAAACAAAACCGGCGCAAGTGAGTACCAGTCACAAGCGCCGGAAGAAACCAATCACGGGGACAACCGCAACAGGCTTCTTTGCATGTCCATTTTAAGGCTGTTTCCGTGATGTGTCAAGCGCAATTCCGCTCAGTGCGCAGGGGCGGTTTGCAAATAAATGAAAGGAAACAGACAACAATGACTTCCGAAAACAATGGAATGTATATGCCCGTAGCACCTGCCTATGGTTACGGTGGCGGCAATGGTGGCTTCGGAAACTTCGGCGGTGATGGCTGGTGGCTGATCCTGCTGTTTCTGCTTTGTGGTAACGGCATGTGGGGCGGCTTCGGCGGCATGGGCGGCATGATGTGGCCTATGATGATGGGCGGCATGGGTGCCGGCATGGGTCTGGACTATCTGTACCCCTGGCTGAATAACAGCGAACACATCTCTGACGGCTTCCGCGACCAGCAGTTGCAGACAAGCGTTAGCGGTATCCAGAACGCCGTGACTACTGGCTTTGGAAATGTGCAGAACGCTTTGTGTCAGGGCTTCGCCGGGACTACTGCCGCTGTAACTGGCGCTCAGAATGCTATCGCCCAGCAGCTTTATGGCAATGAAATCGCCAGCCTGAACCGCTCTTTCGCGGAGCAGACTGCCAATGTGCAGGGCTTCAACAATGTTCAGGCTCAGTTGGCTCAGTGCTGCTGCGACAACCGCGCCGCTACCGCTGACCTGAAATACACGGTTGCGACCGAAGCGTGTGCCGACCGTACCGCTGCGGCTACCAACACCCGTGACATTATCGACGCTCAGACCCGTGGCACTCAGGCAATCCTCGACAAGCTCTGTGCTCTGGAACTGGATGGCGTGAAGGGTCAGCTTGCTCAGGCGCAGCGTGAAAACGTTGGTCTCCAGAATCAGCTGAACATGGCGGCTCTGCGTGAAAGCCAGACGGCCCAGAACGCGTTCATCTCTCAGGGCTTTGCCAATGAGGTTGACGCGCTGTACAACCGTCTGAATAACTGCCCCGTTCCAACCACACCTGTCTATGGTCGTACTCCGATCTTCACCTGTGGCGCTCAGAACATGGGCTGCGGCTGCGGCGGCAACGCCTTTGTGAACGGTTGAGGTGATAGCCATGGCAAGGTATCTTACAAGTACGGACGCTAACGTAGCCCTGAATGGCGCGTTCCCGTTTGATGTTGTATCTATCCCGTGCAACAAGGGCTGTGTTGTCCCGATTGCGACAGGGGTTCTTACTTTGAAAGGCAGTAGCACTAATCAGTTCGCACGGTATCGTGTGACGGTACAGGGAAACGTGTCCATTCCGACAGGCGGGGCGGTCACGCCTATCGCAGTGGCGATCACGCTGAACGGCGTTGCCCTGCCTGATAGCGTGGCAATCGTCACTCCGACCACAGTTGATGAGGTCTGGCACATCAATACGTCTACTACGATCACTGTTCCGTGCGGATGCTGTGTTTCCGTTTCCGCCGCGTATGTTGACGGAACGGAAGATGATGCCGCTGTAACGCCTACGCCTTCCATCACTGTCAGGCGGCTGGCATCTATTGACGTTACCCGTGTAGCCTGACAATAAGGAGGAAACATCAATGTCTGAGCATTACAAGAATCTTGAAAAAGCCATGTGCAAAGAGTTGGAAAAGCTCGATAAAAAGTACACGGCTGATACCGAAATGACCGACGTCGATGCGGAACGTGCCGACAAACTGTACCATGCGCTGAAATCTGCCGCTACTTATCATGCAATGAAGGACGCGGAAGAGGAAGACGAGGAAGAAGGTTACAGCGGCGAAGGCCGTTCCTACCGTGGGCGTTCCTATGGCATGGGTCGTTCATATGCCCGCCGGCGTGATGCCATGGGCCGATACAGCCGGATGGGTGAACCGGAGTATTCCGGTCGCTATCCGATGGAGTACATTGACCCGTACTGGGATCGTCGGTTCTGATAAGGACATATTTGTCCCTAACAAAAAAGCCCGCCTCAGAAATGGGGCGGGTTCTTTATATGTTACCAAGTGTATTCTGAAATGGTCTTTTCAAGCGTTCCTTCACCTTGCTCTGCCAGACGGATGAAATCAAACACCTTTTCAGACCATCCTGCTATGATGTTTGTCTTTGGTCCGTGGAACTGCTGTGTACCATAGCCTTGCAGGTCGATAGCGTGTACCCAGATGTCGTTGCCAGACTTCCTGCGGTATTGGTCTGCAAGCGATTGTACAGGGGAACTCCATCCACAATTGCACTGATTGTCTGAAATAATGATGATTCGGTCAGCATCTACGCGGTCAGCCAGCATTTTTTCAAACGGAAGACCCATTGCTGTGCCACCACTGGCGCGCGCTTCATGGACGGTCGTGTGCAGTATGCCGTTTCTGGAAGATATTGGTTGCTTACTGATGCTGTTGTTGAATGTATAGAAAATGCTGTTATCGCACATCTTGTTCGCGATCAGTCCGAGTAACATACCGATTTCACAGCACTGAATATCAGATTTGCTGCTTATAAGACCACTCATCGAACCTGATACATCAACGGCGATTACGGTAGTGCCAGACAGACGCGGCATGTTTTCAATAGATGCTTCTACGGCGCTTTCAAGAGCGTCATACACGCGGCTGCCGGCGGAGGCAGGGAGATTCTTATAAGCGGAGAGAAAGCGGAACGGAAGCTGCTTGGACTTGTGTACGGCAACGGGATCTTCAATGCGGTTAAGCACTTTTTCAATGTTGTCTGGCTTTGCTTCAATGATGTTTCTCAGGTTTCTGAGTAGCGCCATATATCCGACCTTGCCGCTATTGATAAGTCCCTCCCATGTCTTCTTGTTGTTGCCGTTCTTTGAAAGTTCAGTTTCCCATGTCAGCGGGGTTTCAAGCGTTCCTTCAAGACAACGCTTCCACATTGCTTCCTGTTCTGCGTCCTTCGGCTTCGGCCTGCACAGGCACAGCAAATCGCGCATTTTTACGCCTTTGCCATCACCCTTATACTTGGCAAGGGTATATTCATCGAACGTCTTAAGCACGTCGCAAATGCCGTTTCTGACAGAGTTGGGAATGGGCTTGCCGAACGTGTTCAAATAAAAAGACATAATTTCCGTCACGTCATCGCCGCGCAACGATACGCCACGGATGGTCTCACGCGCGTGTGGCTTGCCTTCAGGCTCATGCGCAAGAAAACCGGTCAGCACGTGCGCAACAGAACGCATGTTGAACTCCCTGCGGGCGAACACGGCCAACTTGGAAACAAACTGTGGGTCGGTTTTGATAACGCGCTGGATGGTTTCTGTCATTTCCTTGCTGTTATCACCGTAGAACTTGCTTTCGTTGAAAAAGCTCGTAAGGACTTGCGTAATAAGCTTTTCCTTGTCATTCATACGGTAAGCGACGTGACCTTCCTTGTTGGTCGTCTTGATAGTAGCGGTGTTGTTGAACTTTGCCATGCAGTACCTCCTTTTACGGTGGACAAAATAAAAAACAAACGCGATAAATCCGCAACCGGGTAAGCCAGTGTCGAATTACAAGTTCGATGCATCCGATTACTGCAATGCGCGTTTGTCTTTGGTGTGAAGCGGATAAAAACGGAAACGGTACGTTTAGCGCTCTGCCGATTGAGCTACTACGATTACTCATAAAGAGCCACACTCGTAGACGGGGCTCGAACCCGCAACCTCTCGCTTAACAGGCGAAGTAACCTTTTCCTACAATGCCGCTTCAGTGGCGTGATGCTGATAAATTCGATAACAGTACATTTACGGTGTGCTACCATTACACCATCCCACACATATGGGCGTGGGAGCAGGAATCGAACCTACACTACCGGCACCATAGCGAAGTAACTGTCATCTGCAATGCAGCATCATTGGCACGGTGCGGATAAAACTTGATTCTGTAAATGCCAACCATGGCTAAAGACGGAATCGAACCGGCAGTTCGTAAATATGCACACGAAGTAACAGAATCATGCAATGCCACACCGAACTCTCCCGACAGGGTTTGAACCTGTGACATTCTGCTTAACAGTCAGGTGAAAAACCTGAATTTTACAGCGTTTTCAAGCACTATGTTATAAACATGTTATAAACCGGAATACAGTTTTATCAACACAAATAGTCTTATTACACTGGCTTTGATGACATATTATTGACACAATTGATATATGAACGGGTTGCAAAACAAACAAAAGCAGTGTATTATATATGCGTGTTCACTTGAACACGAACGGCATTGCAGGTAACGGTTACTTCAAGCCAGATTTGTGTCAATGGTTCGATTCCATTCCCAGTCCTACGGGCTGGCGTAGCTCAGATGGTAGAGCAAAATCACGAAAACACCGTTGCCAAATTTATCCGTTTGTCTTATGCGTGGGTTCATGACACGGCCCGTCTGATCAACGGAGCACGCCATGACAATGAGGCTAACATTGTGAAGGGTAGCCACCTTCCCCACGCAGGTTATTCTCCTGTAGCTCAGTCGGTAGAGCGTCTGCCTGTTAATCAGGGTGTCCCGGGTTCGAGTCCCTGATGGCGCACCACATGAAAGCCCCGAAAGTTTCGAGAGATTCAGAACTTTCGGGGTTTTTCCTGTTATAAACGGGTTCTTCAATAATTCTCTGAAATTCCCTCTGGTTTATAACACGGTTTATAACATTAGATTACGGGTTTTTTGGCGAAATCTACGACACTATTCTGACACTATTTGATCTGGTCGGTAATCGCCTTTAGGTCGGATAAGGTAGAAGACTGATAGTGCTTCTTGGTGGTCTCGTAACTGGCGTGGCCCATCAGTTCGGCCTTGTCTTTGTCCGCCCCGACGAGTTTTTTAATTTTATTGGAATAGGTGTGTCTGGTGGCATATGGTACTTTGCCAACGATGCCGAGCTTGTCCATCATGGGATGCCAGATGAATTTGTTAAAGTACCTGGTAGGCATGACGGAATAAGTGCCGGTGGGTTTGCCTTTCCGGTCAAGGTCGATGCGCGGGAAAAGCAAATCCGTACCATCAATCGCAAGGCAACGCTCGATAATCGGCTGCACACTGGATGGAATGGGAACTATACGGGTTTTTCCGGCCTCGGTCTTGATGCCGCCAGCAATGTAGTGTACGCTGTTTTCGGTATAGTAGTCAGACTTTTTGAAATTGAAAAACTCAGTTGGGCGATGACCAAGGTAGCATAAGGCGACTACATAATCAGCATAAGGAAGTCCTGATTCGGAGATACGTTTCAGTTCTTCCTCGCTTAGTGGTTCGTAATGTGTGGTCTCCTCATCGCCGGTGTAGAGGTTCGCGGCATTGTTCTTATAGATTTGGTCATCGTCGATGGCGTATTTGAAAACCAGTCCGGCAGTGACCTTCATCAAATCTTTTGTGCGTCTTCCTTTAGAGCAATTATCTATACAGTTTTGCAAGTCAACCGCGCTGATCATGTCGATCTTCGTATAATGCAGTGGTTTGAAATGAATATTAAACACAGATGCATAGCCTTCCATGGTCTTTGCAGACACACGGTCAGCATATGACGCAGACCAACTTTTGAAGTTGTCAAGGAACGTCTTTGGTGGATGTTTGACGCGCTTTTTTTCAATGAGATCAGATAGATAGTTCATCGCGTCTTTTTTCTTTTCAAAGCCGCCCTTGGTCTTCCAAACCGGCTTCAAACCAGCTTTGTTATCGGCAGGCTCATAGTGATCCACAACGCGTGCCGTCCAGGTGTTTCCGCGTTTATAGACGTTCCCTGTGCCGTTGGGGCGTTTGGACATATCATTCACTCCTTAAACATTCGCGTGAAGCCGACCGGCTTGCCTAAGATGCGAACGATGTTGTACTCGTCGAATGGCATAAACATAGGCTGATATGATGGATTGTCACTAACCAGCAACAGACCGTTATTCTGGCGATAGACGTGTTTGAGCGTCGCGCTGTCGTCGAGCAATACGACAAGCACTTGTCCGTCATAGTCGATGGTATCTTGTGCGCGGATGAATACCACATCGCCGTCAAGAAAGTTGGGGCTCATGCTGTCACCGCTGATGCGGAGGGCGTAGTCTGCTTTGCACGGGCAGTCGATATAAGCATCATAACTCTCCTCGGCCAGGATCGGAGTGCCGGCGGCGACGGAGCCGATAAGGGGAACTTTGCTGAATGAGTCGGGGTTGATTTCCTTTAAACCGTTTGGCAAGCTGGTTTTATTCCATCCCAAGACAGCGGGAACATCAAGCGACAGCACTTTACATATTTTGACGATACTATCGAGAGAGAATTTTTGAGTTTTCCCTGTGACCCATCGATTAATAGACGACTTGGCAACGCCTGTCTTTTCGCCAAGTTGCTCATAAGTAATTCCTTCAGAGGTCATGGCTTCAAGTATCCGTTGCCTTATGACCGGGGCTAATACTTCATAATTATCCATAGAAACGACCTCCTTTTCAAAAAATATTATAATGTAGGAATCCCAATAATGCAATACTAAATCAAAAATTTTTGAAATTTTATCCCAAAAAGGGGTTGACAAGTTATTTCGCTTGTGTTAAGATTATCCCAGTTCCGGGACGAAAGGAGGGCAAGGCAGGGTGATTAACACAAATCTGTTAAAAGCCAAGATCGTCGCAAACGGCTTTACACAAGAACAGATTGCACAGAAAATGGGAATGTCAAAGAATACGTTTTCCTCAAAAATCAACAACAAATCGCCGTTTAATATTGCGGAAGTATTCCAACTTTGTGAACTTCTTCATATTGAAAACGCTGAAGAAAAATGTGCTATTTTTTTAGCCGGGGCATCCCAATAATGGGATAATGGAGCAAAGGAGGTGAAGGCTATGAAGCACGGCAACGGTCCGCCTGAGAAAAGAAAAAGCCCTGCACAGCGGCAACTGTGAAGGGCGGTCAGCCGGAGGGCTGATGTAATAACTACTGGTTAAGTGTAACAGAAAAAAGTGAAAATGTCAAATCTGAAATGAAAAATGAAAAATGAAAAGGAGTAAATGAGTTATGGCTAAGAAGACTGAAGAAAAGGCTGTCATCAAGATCAACCCCATCAAGCTGCAGAAGGCGCGCATCACTATCGTGGGCGACACGCCGCTGATCGTGCATTCCTGGTCGGAAAAGGCGAAAAAAGAGATGCTGGCGGTTCAGCAGAAAGTTGCAAAAGCCAAGAAGGCCAAGGACATTCGCGATCCGTTTGCTGAGTTCATGGATGCTGCTTACTGGATTACCCCTGAACCGGAAGAGAAGACCCCAGAAGCGTTTGAAAAAGCCGTGGCAGACGGTGCGAAGTTCGGCTTCAAGGTCATTCCGTTTAAGCTTGCGGCTATCAGCGCCTGCTACCGTGCCGGCATCACCAAGAACAAAGTGGATCTGATGTGCTCATTCTTTGTGAACGCTGTGGACGGTGTGTGTCACGCGACCGGTGAAGAACTGGCAGTCATCCGCTCCGACAGGCCTCCCATTCTGCGCGAGGACATGGTGAGGATCGGCGGCATCAGCAAGACTGCCGACCTGCGTTATCGTCCTTCCTTCGTCAACTGGAAGACTGACCTTGAGGTTACCCTGATCGACACCGGTGTGTTCGATATGCGCAGCATCATCGAGGCGATCAACTTGGGCGGCTTCATGAACGGTGTCGGCGAGTGGCGAATGGAAAAGTGCGGTGATTTCGGGCGATTCCATGTGGAACTTGCGGAGGAGTAAGATGGCGGCTTTCAGTTACGCATACCATGTCCCTGGCTTGCAGAAGAACCCGGTCGAGGTTGTCGGCAAGGTACTGAACGAGTTGGCTAACAGCAACGGCGGACTAACCCCAAAGACGCTGCTGGATGCCAGCCGCGACGTGAATGCACCGCTCCACAACGAATTTGAATGGAATGACGGCATCGCCGCTGAGAAGTACCGAGAGTACCAAGCAAGGCAGATCATCCTGAATGTGTACGTCAAGTACTCTACCGACGAGCAGGAACGCGAACAGCAGGAACGGGCGTATGTCCCTGTTCCTGGCGGTAAAAGCGCCTATGTATCGCTGAAAGCCGCCCTGACCAATGATGAGTGGAAAGCCCATCTGATGGAAGAGGCCAAGCGCGACATGAAAGCCTTTGCCGCGAAGTACCGCAGACTGATTGAACTGCAAGACCTGATCCATGAAATGGAAGCGTTGTTCACATGAGAGCAACGGAAATGAAGGTGCCTGAACCGTACCAGAGAGGACGGCACCGAAGTAGCACGGACGAAAAGCCTGTGTGAGGTAGCCTGAGATGGTGAGACATGGTACGACAAGATTAGGCAGTATTGGCAAGTTTAGACCTGTCGCGTTAAGGCAAGGCGCGGAATGGCAGTATCGGAAAGGCAGGTCGTGGTGAGGCGAGGCAATGCACGGATTGGCAGTCTAGGAGAGGCTTGGTGTGTCAGGGCGCGGATAGGCGTGTTCAGGCTTGGCAGTCAAGGTTCGTCACGGTCGTGTTGGGTTCGTAATGGCATGGAACGGAACGGCAGTTAAGGCAAGGAGCGGTTAGTTCAGGCGAGCCACGGCATGTAAAGGTCAGTTTAGGCAGTCCTGGATAGGCGAGCCGAGGCGTGGCCCGGAGAGGTACGGCCTGGGATGGCAGTCAGGGCTTGTTGTGGACGGGCACGTATCGGCCTGGCTTGGAGCGGCAGTCGCGGATAGGCAGTGTTCGGTTAGTCGCGGTTGGGACTGGCAGTATCGGAATGTCAGGTAATGGCTTGTTCAGGCAGATTTTGGTTTGGCTATGTCTGGTATGGACAGGCAGTCAGGGCAAGGCCGGTTTAGGCGTCGATGGGATCGCATCGGACGGGCAGTCAAGGTAAGGCGAGTCGCGGAATGGCTTGCACAGGCTCGGAAGGGCAGTCTTGGAGAGGATGGGCTAGGCTCGGACCTGTTCGTCAAGGCATGGCAGTCATGGATGGGTTTGGCAAGGCTCGTACAGGCGCGGAATGGCAGTCATGGATGGGCCCGGAAGCGTTCGTTTGGTTGCGGCAGGGGGTGGCAAGCTCTGGCATGGCAGTCATGGAGAGGCGTGTCAAGCTGAGACGTGGACTGGCTGTGCGCGCAACGGCAGGAATGAAAACATCGAAAGGGGTGAGGAAGCATGACATTCAGCGAAATTGAGAGTTCTGAAAAAGACTTTCTCACTCCTTCCGATGTAGCGCCAATTATGGGTTGTATGCCGTACAGCCTGAACGTGCAAGCCAAGGAGGATATCACGAAACTTGGGTTCCCTGCGTCGCTGGTCGGCACAAGGTTACTGATCCCACGCCTTGGCTTCATCCGGTGGGTGAAATACGGGAACGCTCCGTTAGGAGAAAGGGAGGAAGAATATGGACGCTGAGACGATGAAACTGTTGCAGGATGCGGAGATGGCGCTGAAGACCGTGAAGGACGACGGCGTGATGATAGGTATCGGGCTGTTCGTGGTCATCGGGCTGACGATCTGGTATCTGTCTTATCTGCTGGACCGGTGGTCGTGGATCCCGCGCAAGCGGCACAACCGCGTATTCAACGAACGGTTCTGAGGTGACGGCGCATGGGAAAGCATGAGTATTACTGTACACAGCGTCCCGCTGTGCCAGGCGCGATACCGCGCGGCGTGGTCGGAATCATGGAACTGGACAAGGCGAACATCATTCCGGAAATCGGGAAGGGCGCTTACTCCATCGTAGTATATGACCGTGAACTGACTTGGCAGGAAATGCAAGACTTTGAACTGACGGAAAAGAGGAGTTGAACATGCTATCCAGACCGTGGGCAGACGATGACGAGATGATCGAAGACGCGCGGAGACACCACTGGGTCGGATGCTACTGGGAACAAGGCGATGAGTGGGTCACTGAGCCTGAAAGTGAGGGCGAAGAAGATGACGGGTCTGATGAGTGATGTGATGCTGATTCTGGGCGGGATGCTGGTCGCCGGACCTATCGGATACCTGATTGCAACGGTCAAGCGCGACAGACGGGAACGGCGATATGACGCGCCGATTCCGGTAACGCCTGATTATGACGAAACGAATCCGATCAACGGCAAGGGCAACCACGGACAGACCGTAGAGATGTGCGGGGCTACGTGGTATCTGAGATGAACAATGCTTTGCGGCACAGACTAAAGCATAGCCACAGATAATATCATCAAAAAGGAGGTACGCAAAATGGGGAAACTGTCGCGAATCGAATGCGAAAGCGCGATACTGCGCAAGATGAAAGAAATCATAGATATTTACCATAAATACGACCCGGATGGCGACTATATATCATTATGTATGATTGATAACAAAAGCATCCATATCAATAACGTCAGTTATGAAGACGGCAAGACTATCAATTGCTTCATGCCAGACAGAAATGGGAACAACGCCTTTGGTACTGTGTTCATGCACGGCAACAACCATTGCATTGAGTTTGACATCCGTGACGCAAATCTTGTAAGCGGTGACTGACTATGGCATGGAATAGAAAAACACGGCGTGAGTTGAGCCGGTACGGCATCGGTGAACAGATTGTCAAGGACAAGTTTTCAGAGCAGTTCAACATCCAGCGCGCCAACGATTATAAGTTCGCCTGGGCGGCAGCTTTTACGGCATTCTGGGAAAAGACCGGCATGAGCAAAGACGAATTGCAACAGGTAGCGGAGCGCACGGTCGAATTGCGAAACAATGCTCTGTGTGCAGAGGAACTGGTCGCGGATCTGAAGGACAAGACTGGGTTTGACGTGAACCAGCCGCCGTCCACCTACATCTACGACGATTTGGGGGTGTGAGCATATGCGCGTTATCGACGCAGACCTATTTATCCGCTGGCATGAGCGAGACAAGGACGGCAACGAAATAGACTGTTGCGGCACGGTAGAGGACTATCTGAGCGAAGCGAGGACAGAAGACGGGCAGAGGATCATCGGGGAGGAAATGGACGATGGCTGACAGGGAGAAGGTCATCAGGGCCGTTGAAACTTGTTTTGATAGCTGGATTGATAAGCACCGGAACATGGGTCTTGATTTGCATGAAGTCGATCGGTTGAAACGAGAAGCGCTGGAATTGCTGAAAGAACAGGAGCCAAAGGTACTGACACGGGAAGAGCTAAAACAGTTTGATGAACGTCCTTGCTGGTTTGAATCTCACGGGACGTATATGGGTCAAAAAGGCTTTTGGATCATACCATATATGTTTACTTGTTATGAAACTATGTACTACGTGTATCCACTTATGCAAATAAACGATCGTGGAGACTGTCATTTTTCTGAATTGGGATTGAGTGCATATAACAAAGCGTGGCGCTGCTGGTCCGCTCGACCGACAGATGAACAGCGAAAGGCGGTGAAGTGGGATGACTGACAGGGAGAAGGCCATAAGCAATTTTGAGCATGAAGTGAACAAGACCCACGACAGAGGGTGGGGCATTGTCGATTTGCGCATAGAAGACGCCAAGGAAATACTTGCGTTGCTGAAAGAGCAGGAACCCGCTCGTATTCAAAAACGCGAATTTGCACATATGTGGTTCTGGTGCTGTGGGTCTTGTGGCGTAGCAATAACAGAAGGGGATAGGTTTTGCAGGATGTGCGGAAGGGCGGTGAAGTGGGATGAATAAAAAACGCAAGTATTATCGAAGGTGTGGAATTTGCGGAAAAAGGTATGAACAGAAAGAGATGAAGAGAACACCATATAGCAAAAACGGATGGCTTTGTAAAGAGTGCTATGAAGATGAAACAGATGCGTTTTTGATGTTTGATAATAATACAGGAGACCCTATTGGCTATGATTTAGATGAATGGTGAATGGAAAGCAGGCAAAGTAGGATGATGATAAAGAAGCGGCCAACGGCAAGGATTGAATGGAGCAACGGTAACGACGGTTGGGATGGGCGTTATTACATAGCGTATTACTGCCCAGAGTGCGGTCGAAGAATACAACACTATGCCAAAGACAACGCCTGTGAGCGGTGCGGAACCTTTTACGACTGGGGAGAGCGTGAACCCACCATTGAAATAACGAGGAGCGTCAAATGGGAATGAAAAAGACAATTTGCCTGTTGGTACTGGTTGTGTTTATGGCGGTCATACTCACAGGGTGTATGGAGCAGGAAGCAGATAAGGTCACAAGAAATCTCAGCTTACAGGCCGACAATTTCAATGTGACTCGCCGGGTGACGGTGTATAACTGCCGTACCGACAAGATACTGCTTGAAGTGGTCGGGAACCTGAGTGTGCAAAAGTCTGGCGGTGACGTTGACCTGATCATTGAAGTCGCTCCGGGGCAGTACAAAAAGCACTTCGTTCGCCTGAACGACTGGACGATGTACGTTGTCGAGGACGTTTCCGGTGCTTTTGCGGATAAATACCATTACACAATCAATTTCCTCCCGGATTCGATCATGCCTATCAGGTTTACAAACAACATTGATTAAGGCGGTGAAATGGGATGACTGATCGAGAGAAAGCTATCAAGGGGCTGACACATTGTACCGCGTGGAGTGGCTTACATGAATGTCAGCCGAAGGTTGGGGACGATTGCCCATATGAAGACGAGGCTGACTGTCAGTTGTCTCTTATGCGTGATGCCCTTGTCCTGCTGAAAGAGCAGGAGCCCGTGAAACCGATCACCGACCAGGGCGCTGTGTTCAGGACGTATGCTTGCGGCAATTGCAAGACGCACTTTTACCTGCGCCAGCAAAAATACTGCGCCATATGCGGAAGGGCGGTGAAATGGAATGAATGACTTCAAGGAAGGCCAGTACATCATCTATCAGAATGGCGACATGTTTGAGATCGGGAAGATCAAACGCCTCACGCCGACCGGCGCGTTTGTATGGTATTCATGCGGTGATACTGCTGCAAAGACGCCGTATGACTGTATGCACCCGATTCTGAATGCGTATGTGATCGGCGAGACTGGGCTTGGAGGGTGTATGGCATGAGTAGACTTGCCGCCAATGAGATCACCATAGAGGTCAATGCGACCATGAACGTATCGGAAAAGACGGCTATCGTGTGTCTGCTGCTGCTCGAAACGTACATGAACGCGCACCCGGAAATGGATCTGATCGGGAATTATGACGAGCGTGGCTGTGTGAGCTATGAACTGAAAAAGAAGGGAGGCCCGGACGAATGCGACCGATAGACGCCGATGCGCTGATGGATTACTGCAACAACCAGAAGAGCAAAACGATTGACGCGAACGATATTGCGAGATTCCCGACCGCTATCGGCTGGACCAGTGTCAAGGAAAGACTGCCGGAAAAGAACCAGATCGTGATTGCGTCTGACGGAGAACATACATGGGACGTTGGTATGTACAAAAGCTTTTGCGGCAAGCCGTCTGAGTGGAACTGGAAAAAGAACACCGTTAAAACCGTACTGTGGTGGATGCCAAAGGATGGCGCTTTGCCAGAACCGCCGAAGGAGGAAGAATAAATCATGGTTGATTACGCAAAACGAGAACTAGACATCCTCTGCCCGCCGGATGAGAACGGTAGGAAAGACCCGATGCAGGAGATGGCAGACAAAAACGTTCTGGACATCGTTGCTATGTTTGCTGAACAGGGCCATAGTGGCATGACTGCGCTCTATGTACTGAGCATCCTGGATCGCGTATTGCGTTTCAAGCCCATTACACCGCTCACGGGAGCGGATGAGGAGTGGAAAGACGTAGGCAATGGCGAAGAGCAAAACAAGCGCTGTTTCTCGGTGTTCAGGTATAATCACGACAACACGACCGCCTATGACAGCGAAGGCAAGGTATTCAGCGATGACGGCGGGAAGACGTTTTACAGCTGCCGCGAATCGCATGTGCCGGTCACGTTCCCCTATACGCCGCCCACTCACCCTGAGCACGTGATCCTGAAGGAGGCTGAACCTACCACCGCAGAAATGCAGCTTCAGATGGCAATCGAGGACGCGGAGCAGTTTATGAAAAAAGCGCCGTATCTCGGCTACGATCACGCAAAAAACCTGATCGCGGCGGCAAAGGAGGTCATACATGCCGACAAAAGGTAAATGCTGGTCATGCGGGGAGTTTGCTTATCTGACCGGACGGCTCCTGCAGAATCTCGATGACGGACACATGGAGTTTCACATGATTTGTTTGAAGTGCGCTGAGTATTTTGCAAAGAAAATGCAGGGGAGGCTGTGCGATGGCGTTTAGAATCTGGAGATTTCTTGCCAACACCATGCTGCGCATGGTCGACCTGTGCATTCGCCGGATGGAGAGAATAAAGGACGCGAAGATGCGTTAAATAGGAGCATAAGATGGATAAAATAGAATTGACACATGAGGAACGACTAATTATATCGTTAGCCCTCGCAATGTATCATGATGCTATCCTGAAGATCAGTGACAAGATAGGCTTGCCGTCAAAGAAGGATGTTCTAAAACTTTACTACAAAATCTTGGAGAGCTGACTTAAATAGGAGTTTTGACATCATGGAAAATAATCATGTGCATCTTTGTAATTCATGCTGCAATTCTTACCCTGAATGTGATGACGATAAATTAGCTATCGAATTTGGTGACGGTATCGGTAACGATAATATTTGTTGTTGCAATAAGTACGAGCCACTAACGGAGCATGATTATGATCGAGGCGGGTACAAATAACTTAAATAGGAGCTTACGATGCTTAGAAAGCTGATTGCAAAATGGAAGTATAGGCGTTTCTGCAAACACAATCGTTGCCCGGATTGTATTTATCACGATTTTGTGTTTGACGGTAGCATCTTCAGCGGTAATCGTTGCCGTCATCCTGCGGCAAGGTTATGACTTAAATAGGAGGATAAGAAATATGGATTGCCCGTGGTATTTAGGGCTTGAGGCCACCGAAGAATGCCTCAAAACATGTCCAATCACTGATGATAACAGAGATAGCTCCATTTGCCCGGAGAGCACAAGCGCAGATGACTGTTATCTCGACTTGACTTAAATAGGAGGAGGCCGTTATTAACGGTGATTGAAATGATACGGTGTCTGGTTCTCAGCAAGAGCAAATGCACACTACTGGACTTAATTTCACGTTCGATTCGTGAAGCCGTATTGTTTTAAATAACACTTTCCACAAAACGGAGGAAACATGGGTAAACTGATCGACATTGACGAGAACAGGCCGCACAAGGTCAGCGAAGTGGTCTGCCTGAAGTGCCTGCATCGGTGGATTGCCGTGCGCCCGGTCGGGACGCTGCTCAAAGAGCTGCATTGCCCGAAATGCGGCTGGCAATGCGCGATAGAAACTGGGGAGGAAATCGACGATGATGTGGGTTGATACGTTCCTGAAACTGTGCGCGATCACAGCGCTCGTGGTATTCATCATGTTCATGGCTACGCTGTCTGTCTGCATCGTGATTTCCGTAAAGGACGAAAGGAGAAAGAAACAATGAAAATCAAGATTGATCCTGGCGCATATGAACCGGTCCGCGCCCATGACGTGGACGCTGGGCTGGACTTACGCGCCATGAACACGGCGGTCGTGCCGCCAAGAGGGAGCGCAGTATTCAATACGGGTGTGCACGTGGAATTGCCTCACGGTTGCGCCGGATTATTGGTGAGCAAATCTGGTCTGAACGTGAACGCTGATATTACAAGCACAGGACTAATTGACGAGGGTTACAGCGGCGCGATCAAGGTCAAATTGTACAACCATGGCAACAAGTGTATCACTATTTCAGAGGGACAAAGGATCAGCCAACTTGTCGTAATTTCTGTCAGGTACGAGCCTGTTGAACTGGTAGACGAAATAGAGGTCAAAGGGCGCGGAAATGATGGGTTTGGAAGTACGGGAAAATGATGAAGGGAGCTACTATGAATTACATTATTGATCCGTCTGTATTCTATTGGATTAACGTCTTCGGTATTCTTCAAACAGTTTGCGCTGTTATTGGCGGCGTTCTTTTAGCTGCTGGAATTTGCTGCTGTATTGCATATTTCTATTATCGTGACGATACAACCAAACGTGTTTATGACGAAAAAAAGAGAGATTATGTCGATATTCCGGATAAAGATATATTAGATAGAATTCACGATCTTCTAATATTGGCAAAAGTATGCTTTGTACTCGGGGCTGTATTGTGCGTGGCTTCGATATTTATTCCTGGCAAAGTCGCAAGCGTCGAAATGCTAATTGCGCGTACAGCTACCTTCGACAATGTAAACATGACTGTCGATGGCATCAAAGACCTTGTTGATTACATAGTTACAGCCATTAAGAGCGCTGTGTAATTATAGTTAAAAGGAGAAGAAAAGTATGAAAAAGCTATGGTTTATCATGCTCCTTATGACCGTTATGATTGCTACTACGGCGTGTTCAGATGAACCGCTGCCAGTTTCTGGGTCTGCCGCAGACAAAATTGCTCAGAAAGCCGTTGCTAACAATCTTGCCAGCAACCAGCCAACGCCGACCGATATTAACTATTCGCTTGAGCGGTATAACCTGATCCGGCGCACATATTGGGTCAACGGTCAGCGCGAAAAGGCGAACACATTGGTATGCGAGATAGAAAAGCCGCTTGGATATATCGTTCTTTTCGCAGGGAACGCCACTGTGGGGCGTTTCGTTGTAGACGGAAAGGTATCGTCCCTCAATAGTTTCCTTACGCCTGACAGCGATTATTATGAACTGGTTTACAATGGTGAAAGCTACACAAAATATAACAATTGGCTTGCGGACGTGGACGGCAGTTACGGAGAGAATGACAACGGAATCTTCTTCTTCACGCCTGATGGAAAATACGTGGAATGGACTGGCGAGTATCTGTACAGTGACATTCCGTTCACGGTCGAAAAGCCTGTTGTGACATATGAGGTAAACAGCAATGAGTGAAACAACAAAGATCATTGTAGCCGTGACTTGCACGATCCTGATACTGGCAACGCTGTTTTTCACGCTCGTGCCGTCTGGACGGGCTGTCTGGAACAGTTACCAGTATACCATGCACAAGGTGGATGACGCGACATTGTACCAGACGCGAAAGAAGGTTGAAGATTCCTGCCGCGCCATGATCAGCAGCTATACCAGCGACATCTTGACCTACGATCAGTACAAAGACAGCGCCGACAATGAGAAACAAGACTGGGCAGAACAGGCGAAAATGAGAGCTAACAAGACTGCGGCATCCTACAATGAATATGTGCTGAAAAACTCGTATGTATGGGAAGGCAACGTTCCGAGTGATATTCGCAAGCAACTGGATTACATAAAGTAGGAGTTTTGGTCATGACCGTAAAAGAATTGATTGAAAAACTACAACAAGAGAATCCTGATGCGCTGGTGTATACGATGGATAATTCAGATGATATTGCTCTCATTGTAACCAAAGTTAGCAGGAATATCCTTGAAGGGAAAGACGAGACAGTTACAATACATTAAATAGGAGTTTTGACCCATGACAGAAGATGAAGAATTGGACGAATTTGTGCGAGAGGTATACAATAGCGTTAATAAAAATTATCTCAGACAACAGGCTATAAATGCGCTTGTAGCGAGCGGCAAAAGCCGAGAAGAAGCAGAGGCATGGATTAACCAAGCGGAAATCTTCATTAAATAACACCTTAACATGCCGGACAATGGCAACTGGCACAGCGAGGCCAGCCGTTCAAGTCGGCAGTCCGGCACCACACAGCATCCGGCACTTCTCCGCGCCGGGTGCGGGGGCGGGTGGCTAAAAGCCGAGCGGAATGTGTACCTCACTCACCCGTGCCATCCTCGGCAACGCAGTTTTGTTTCTTCGCCGCGCTGCCGTGAAGGATGACTATCGCCCTGACTACAAACTCCGCGCGTTCAACTCCTGCGTGCGGTCAGGTTTGGCGGCACAGCCTGGGCAAAAACCGCCATTTCCTTCTAAAATCAAAGAAAGGCAGATGATTCACATGTACACGCTTTACAGGAAGCCCGATAACGGTCCGCGTCAGTTGGTCGGCTACTATGATGACGTAATGGAAGGCGCTGCCGCCATTGAAGTGGACAAGGAAAAATTCGACGATAACGCGCAATATGAACTGGAAAAGGATGAGGAAAAGGATGACTGAACAGGAATACAACCAACACGAGGGCGTCAGGCGTAGCGACCTGTGGAAGATCCGCGAAAGCCCAGAAAAATACCTATGGGCTATCGAGCATCCCGAAGAACCGACGCCGGCGCTGATATTCGGCGCAATGGTGCACAAAATGCTATTAGAGCCGCTTTCCTTCGCCAATGAGTACGCTGTAGCACCGAACGTGGACAGACGCACCAAGGCTGGCAAGGAAGCGTGGCAAGCCTTTACAGAGCAAAATAGCGGCAAGGTGATTATCAGCGCGGATGACTTCGACCAGGCGAACGCGATGGTCAATCAGGCGATGAGCCATCCGATAGCGCAGAAGCTATTGGGTGGTCGGGCTGAACTGCCGCTGTTCTGGACGGACGAGGACACGACTGAACTGTGCAAGGTGCGTCTGGACATGCTGACCGAACTGGATGGGCAGCCCGTGGTGGTGGATTACAAGACGGCCACCAGCGCCATGACGGATAAGTTCAATGAATCGATTTTTAAGTACGGTTATGCGCTTCAAGCCTTCATGTACACCGAAGCGGTCATGAAGAACATGTGCCTGGCCGAACGGCCTAGATTCATCTTTATCGTGCAGGAAAAGAAACCTCCGTATAGTGTGAACGTGGTCGAAGTGACGGAAGACGTGATGACCAACGGCATGGACACGTTCAGGGAACTGATCGGTGTCCTGCACCAGTGCAAAGAGACCGGATACTTCTATTCGTTCAACGGGCCGTTCGATGAGATCAACGAGACATATCTTCCTGGCTGGCTCAGTATGGGGGATGAAGATGAGTGAGGAAATTTGGAAGGACGTTGACGGTCTAGAGGGGTGCTATCAAATAAGCACATTTGGGAGAGTCAAGTCACTTGCACGTTATGATTATAGTACTCGTTATCTAAAAGAAAAGATAATGAAACTGTCCAAAGATAAAGACGGCTACTACATTATAGGGCTAGGATGTGCTAAAAAAGGTATAAAACGAAAAACTTATAGAGTACATCAAATGGTAGCAAAAGCGTTTATACCCAATCCATCTAATTTGCCGGAAGTCAATCATAAAGACGAAAACAAGATAAACAATTATGTGGGTAATCTTGAATGGTGTACGACAAAATACAACCTAACATATGGGCATCGTCTTGATTGTGCACGTGGTGAACGTAACGACAAGCATAAACTAACCAAAGAACAAGTACTTGAAATAAGAAGAATATATAAAAAGGGAGACTTGCAATTTGGACAAAGCGCATTAGCAAAAAAATATGGAGTTAAACATCCATCAATAGCAGCCATAATAAATCGAGAATCATGGAAACATATTTAAGGAGGACAAAATGATACCGAAAGAACTACAAAGTATTCGACCGATGAGCGGAAAAGAGCGTCTTGGTGCCTTTAGGGATTCAGAATACCTTGGCGCCGAGGACATCGAACCTGGTACTGAACCTGTGCTGACCATCAAAGCGCTTTACAACGGCATGATCACGCTGGCGCGCGGCAAGGAACGGCATGACGTGATCGCATTTGTAGAAGAGTCTGTGCCGGGGAGCATCAATCAGGTGCGTCCGCTGGTGGTCAACAGCACGAACCGCAAGACACTGCGCAAGCTGTACCGTGGGACCTCTGCGGAAGCGCTGGTGGGAAAGAAGATCCAGCTTTTCTTAGAACCTAATGTAAGAGATCCATCGACGGGCGACAAAGTGGACGGCATCCGCATCAGACCGAAAGTACCGAGCACACAAGCCAAACCGACCGGCCCAGTCCTATGCGCCGATTGCGGTCAGCCTATCACATCAGTCGGAACGTACAGCGCGGCGGATATCGCGCAGATCAATGAAAAGCGCTTTGGGCGAAAGCTCTGCGCGGCGTGCAGCAAGAAACTGGCAGAGCAAGCCAAGCAGGAACAGCCCAAGCCGGAAGAACCCGTTGCTGAAGAACCGAAGCCGCAGAGCAGTCTTGCGGAGTCACTGATGGAGGAATAAGCGTATGGCAGTCAACAGCGTAGTGTATCAGGGCAGAATGACCAAGGACGTGGAACTTAAAACCACGCAGGGCGGCATCAGCTTCGCCAATTTCACGCTGGCATGGTCTGAAAAGTACAAGGAAACGGAAAACAAATGCTTTCTCCGCTGCAAGGCGTGGCGTCAGACGGCTGAGTTCATCGACAAGTTCTTCCATGCCAAGGGATCTGAAGTGCTGGTAGAAGGACGGCTGGAGACCGAAGAATGGGAAAAAGACGGGCAGAAGCAGAGCATGACCGTGCTGAACGTGAGCCGCGCGCACTTTTGCGGCAAGCGTCAAGACGCCGCCACTACCACGGAACAGACCCACGAAAACACGAATAATCCTACGGCTACAGCCTATGTGCCGGTGAATGACGAAGACGAACTGCCGTTCTGACAGATGAGGCGACCATCATGCCGAACATCTATACATGCACACACTGGTTGATAGAACGTGACCGGATATGCGCGTATTGTGGGAAAGTGTTTCCGACGCATGGTGACGAATGGGGCTATTACTACCGCAACAAGATCGCTTGCAGCTATGGCTGTATGCGCGCCATGGAAAGCGAAGAACAAAACGTGACATCTGGCGGCGGAAATCGAAGCGGCGAGACTGTGCCGAAAAGACACAAAATGAACGAGCAGGACGTGGAACGCATTGGAAGTATGCGCAAAGCGGGGACTACAGTGCGAAAAATATGCGACAGCACTGGTTTTTGCGCAACGTCCGTCAAGGCGGCGCTGAGAAGTATGCACATTACAAAACCCAAGCATGTGATCACTACAGAGGAGCAAACAGCGTTCAAATCGCTCCGTGAGCGGGGCATGAGCTACAAGGCAATCGCCATGAAGTACGATGTCAGCGCGTCTACGGTCAGGCGGTACGTGCACGGCAATGTAAACGATGACCATATAGCAACAGGAGGAGAAGAACATGTATCAGGAATTTGCGATTGACCAGGCTGAAATGGCGCAGGCGCTATCAGTAGTCAGCCACGCCATATCCAGCCATCCGCTGAAGCCCATCTACAGCGGCGTCATGGTGCAAGCACGGACTGGCGGGCTGATACTGACCGCGACAGACGGCGAAATGACAGTCCGTACAACCGCTGACGCAAATATAAGCGTCGAGGGCGTAACGGTATTCCCTGCCCGATTGCTGTCAGAACTGGTCAGGCGACAGAACAGCGGCGAAATCAGCTTTGCCGTCGATGATAAAAACACGGCGAGAATTGCCATTGCCGGCAGCAAGTCGAGCATGGTGTGTATGAATGGCGAGGATTTTCTGAAATTGCCAGTCATCAATAACGGGGTCACGGTCAGTCTTCCGGCGTCCGCCATGAAAAACGCCATCAGCAGGGTCATGTTTGCCGTTTCAAACGACGAAAGCCGAAAAGTGCTGACGGGTGTGCTGACAGAGTTTTATCCGAACTGCGCGCGGCTTGTCAGTATCGACGGTTTCCGGCTGGCGATGATGACCATTGACGCCGATAACCAGATCCCTGACGGTAAGGAATGTGTGAGCATCGTGATTCCAGGACGCGTGCTGAACGAATTGAGTAAACTGCTACCGGATGACGACACGAAGGTTTCCTTCACCTTCGACGGCGCGCACTGTTTAATCACGGTCAATCATACAGATATTTACACGTCCCTGCTGATCGGTGAGTTCATCGACTACCACAAGATCATTCCGGACGGGGCACAGACGGAAGCCATTGTAGAGCGTCAGCCGTTGATGGACGCGCTGGAACGCTGCAACCTGATGGCGCGTGAAGGCAAGAGCAACCTGATCACCATTGAAATCAACGAAACAGGGCTGCATATGAACGCCCGCGCTGAACGCGGCAACGTGCATGAGGAATTGCCGATCCAGATGACAGGAAACGATGCCAAGATTTCCTTCAACTCCCAGTACCTGATTGACGCGGTTAAGAACGTCGGAACTGACGAAATGCGCATGATGCTGAATGGCGGCGTTGCACCGTGCCTGATTCGTCCGAAGGACGGAGAACAATTCACCTTCCTGGTGTTGCCGGTCAGGACAAATGACTGAGCCGTTACTTGTCATCGTAGACAGCCGCGAAAAGCCGCAAGCCATACGCAACATCCTCGCATACTTTGACCGTCACGGCATTGCCTACGAGAAACGGGCGCTGAAGACCGGGGACTACACGCTGGAAGGGCATGGCGATGTGGTAGTTGACAGGAAACAGTCTCTTCAAGAACTTGCGCACAATCTGTTATCGCCCGACCGCGCAAGGTTCTACCGTGAGATCCGCAGGGCCAGGGCAGACGGCATCAGGCTGGTTATCCTGTGCGAGGAGCGGGGCATCAGCGGGCTGGAGGATGTACGCCACTGGGTTCCCAAGTACGGGCGTGTGTCCGGGAAGGCATTGGAAGACGCGATATTCAAGTTGTATGTGGCGTATCAGGTGCCGGTACTGTACTGCGACAAGCGGAGCACGGGAAAGAGGATCATGGAGATTCTGACATCACGGAGCGACGAAAATGCGGAATGAAGGAAATGCCTGGGCCGATATCGTGAAAACATCCGTGTCCGCGCTGGACGCTGGGCTGGCGCTTGGACTGGACATCAACCGTGACGGAAGATGCAAATGTCCTTTACACGGTGGTGTGGATTACAACATGCGTTTATATGACGGAAACAAAGGATACTATTGCTTCGTCTGTCATGAACACGGCGACGTGATCGGGCTGGTACAGGGCGTGAACAACAGCACCTTCACAGAAGCCATTCAGTGGCTCTCAGACGCGTTTCATTTAGGGGTAGACACTCATACAGCCATTGACGAGAAAACGCGCCAGAGGGCGTCCAGACAGCGCAGAATCAGGCAAGAACTGAACGAACGGCGAAAAGAGACGGACCGGCGCGTGTACGACACCTTCCTGAACATAGCGGACTTTGTACGGACGGTTGAGCGCACAATTGAGGACAACGCCCCGAAATCACCGGATGACGAATGGCCTGAACCGTTCTGCGCCGCGCTGCGCGTACGGACAGAGGCAAACGAATTGGCTGAACAGGCGCAGATGATGGTATTGGAAAAGACATACTGAAAGGACTTACAACATGCTTCAACAGTTATCGTTCGATCATTGGAGTGAAGCAATCAACAAACATATTATAAGACGACAACGCAGCGGGCATGTAAAAGACATTACAGGTCAACGCTTTGGACTTCTTACGGTGAAAGAGTTCACAGGAATTGGCGAACATGGCGGTTCTTATTGGCTATGTAAATGTGATTGCGGTGGCACGATCATCACATCATCCCACTCATTGATCGGTGGAAACACAAAAAGCTGTGGATGCCTTCACATAAAGCAGGCTTCTGAACTATGTAAGAGAAGAAACACAAGCCATGGGCATTCCAAAGAAGATTTGTACTTTGTATGGAAAACGATGCGGCAGCGTTGCAATAATCCGAAACAGCACGATTACAAATGGTACGGTGCAAAAGGCGTAAAAATCTGTCCTGAATGGGACGATTACGAAAAGTTCAGAGAATGGGCTTTGAACCATGGATATAAGAAACCCTTGACGATAGACAGGATAGATTTTGATAAAGGATACAGCCCAGACAACTGCCGATTCATCACTATTCAGGAACAGCAAAAGAATAAATCGAACACAAAACGAAGAGAGGCGATTGAATGAAGATCATCGATTTCAAAAAGAAGGGCAACGTTGTCAGGTTTTTTCTTGGAAAAGATAGCCTAAAGGAATGGTGGGGCGATGACTGGGACGATGCGCCCTATGAGTACAATGCTGGGAAGGTATACGACGAGTATGTGGCAGGGCATTCAGACGTTTTCTTTAACTTTGACAACCTCGTGCTCGAACCCAGTGATGGCACAAACGACAGCGGATACAGCAAACAGGACATGATTGACCGTAAAGTGCCGTGTCTCATCGTTGTGCCAAAGGAATTGGCAGATGATTCATGGTATTCTGATTTCCAGCATTGGGTAGGCGCTGCCGGCATAAAGAAATATTACTTTGGGGACGAGATTAAGTAATAATCACAAAGACGGAGGTGAACGCAATGGCTGAACTACAGAAGGTGATCGAAGGTCTTGAATACTGCACCGGACCGATGGCGAAATGCGGGTACTGTCCATATCACAGCGGAGATGAGATGCCAAACAGCCTTGACGATTGCGGGATATTGAAGGACGCGATTGAACTGCTGAAAGAGCAGGAACCTGTTATAGTTCGGCAACGCGAGATGATGCACATGTTGTTCTGGTGCTGTGGTTCATGCGGTGTACCAATAACAGAAGGCGACAAGTTCTGTAGGATGTGCGGAAAGGCGGCGAAGTGGGATTACAAATGTAAAAGCGGTTTTTGAACAGCTGCTGCATTGTAAAGTTATTGTTACTGACGAAGACATGTATTATTACGTTTTGCCTTACGATGTCTATAAAGATGAATGTAATGTGCTGAAAGAGCAGGAACCTGTGATGCCGAAAGAAGAACGGCTGAATGATGTAGACAGTATATACCGCTGTGGGAATTGTGGCACACATTTTTATTATCGACAGCAGAAATACTGCGCAATATGTGGAAGAAAGGCGAAATGGGATGTCTGACTTAGCAGACGCGAATATGAAGTGCGGTACTGGTTTGGACTTCCAGAACCGCCGAAAGATGGTGAACAAAATGACAAGCCCTGAAGATTTAATCAAAAAAAGCGTTGATAAGGTGATGAATGAACCAATTTGCAACGGAATGTCTGTGATAGATTGGGCAAAACGCGGCATGGAATACTGTTGCTGGCACAGCGTAAACGACGAGCTTCCACCAATAGATGAAGACGTACTTGTATATGCGGTGGGCAATGTAAATGGGCAAGGTCAAATCCTTATCACAAGCATGACCGACCGCTTTTACTTTGGCGGCAGAGAAATTCATTACAATAAACCGGAATGGGTAAATCCGTACCAGTATTTCAAGGTAAATAACAGAATCACACATTGGATGAAACTTCCAGAACCGCCAAATGATGATAGCGAATCATAATGATGGAGATGTTTTGTGACAAGTGAGAGGATTGCTGATGACTTATGAGTATGAAGAAAATCCTTGACGTTACCTGCGGGGATCGCACGATATGGTTTCAGAAGCATGAGCCGCACACGGTATACTGTGACAAACGGCGGGAAGAATGGGAAGGGATGTTCGGTAAAGCGCTCAACAATGACGGCAAACAAAAGCGCCGGCATCTCGTGATCGATCCTGACGTACAGTGCGATTTCACGGATCTTCCGTTTGAAGATAACAGTTTCGCCTTAGTGATTTTTGATCCCCCGCACATAGTAAATCTGAAGGAAAACAGTTGGATGCGCAAAAGTTACGGTTCTTTGGATGGTGATTGGAAACCGATGATCAGGAAGGGGTTTCATGAGTGTATGCGCGTGCTGAAGCCAGACGGCGTACTCATATTCAAATGGAGCGATATCTCTGTATCTACCCGCGAAATCATCAATGTGATCGGTCATGAACCGTTGTTTGGTCACAGGTCAGGCAGAAAAATGAACACACACTGGATGTGCTTTATGAAACTGGACAATGCGCAACAAATGGAGTGGTAACATGGATGAATCAATGAAAAACGCCTATGAAGCCCGCCACAAGCAGGCGTTCAGGATCGCGTTTGACGCGCTGAAGGAGGTCTGGCCTCCGGAAAATTCCGTGGAATACTTTGAAAAGACCAACGAGCGCCTGAAGGAAATCTACATGGCGCACATTGACAATCCGCTGTGCAAGCAGTTGGTGTTGGGCGTGGCGATGTACTTGGGCGACGCGGCGAAAGAAATTGAGGAGATTAAAAAGCGCAGTGAATGGCACTCATACCAAACTATGCAAACTACGCCTGAATAAGGAAAAATTGCAAATGAACATGTTTGGAGCGGAAATGCATAAAAAACCAGACGAAATCAGCAAGAATCTATCGTTTTTCGACGATTTCTGAATGACCTGAATGGAGGTGCTGATGGGACGTAACATGAAATACAGCGTGGCTATACACCCGCTGGTCAGGGGCATAGAAGCGCTGCGCGTCAGAAGCGGCATGACCGTAGGCGAACTGTGCAAGAAAGCGTTTATATCAATTAACACCTACTACAAGTGGACTGAAGGCAGGACAAGCCCGAAGCTCGAACACCTTGCCGCCGTAGCAGACGTGTTCGGGCGCGAAATCGGCATGAGAAAGAAGGTGGAACAAAATGCCTCCCAGAATTGACGACACCATGAGCGGAGAACTGTTCGTGATCAATCAGGACGGGACATACGCCAAGCTGACCGACATTAAGGATATTGACATCGGCATGTCCGACCCGCCTGAACCGTTCCAGACCGGCGGCTATATCAGCTACGATGACTACAAACCGCCATTTATCGACAGTACGGATTATTCCTGCGTGTTTCCGATAAAACCGATCCATCTGAGCATGAGAAAGCTGTATATGGCGCTCATAGGTATGACCCCGCGACAGATGCGGCTGGCAATCCGGCACATGGAACGGCTGAGACGCAAGGAACTGAAAACCGGTGTAAAGATTGACAACAAACTGGTCGTCGCGTGCATGGAAGTGATGAAAAATCCCCATCCCTTCATAGCGGCATATAAACAAACACAAAACACGAATGAGGTGTAATTATGCTTGATAACGACCGAGTGAATGACGTAGCATCAAAACGTGACAGCGCAAACGGAACTCCCCGCGTGTGCGAGACCTGCAAATGGCGATCTGATGATTTTACGTCCGTCTGTGTGAACGATGAAAGCGACAATCTGGCTGATTTTGTAGGCGCGAACGATACGTGCGATAAGTGGGAAGAAAAGTACGATATTGAGCCTGGCGAACTTCTGCCGTGTCCGTTCTGTGGTGGCAGCCCAGCGTTCAAGAAACTGTATGCCATGAATAAGGTTGTGCAAGCCTGCGTAGAATGTGCGGATTGTGGCGCAAGCATCTACAAAGAGACCTGCGATGACGTGGCGATGGCGTGGAACAAGAGACGGCATAAAGGTGAGTGAAGATGGTTGATGTTTTGACGGGCAACAGCCTCGAAGTTTTGAAAACACTGCCGTCCGGAAGCGTACAGTGTTGCATTACTTCCCCCCCATATTACGGATTTGGATATGGAAGGGTGATAATAAGGATGATTACCAATTGGGGGAAGTGCTCAAGCCGGTTGTACTTAAAGAATAAGGTGGGAGGTGTAACATGACCCGCAATCAAGCAGAAGTCTATCAGGAAGCGATCAGCAAGCTGGCGGCTACGCTCAAAATATTCTATGACAGCCTGACACAGGTAGGATTTGATGACGGGCACGCTATGTTCCTGACGCTGGAGTTCATGAAAAACTCGCTATCAAGCGCAGCGTGTAAGGCGGCGGATGCTGTCAAGGACCAATTGTTCAGTAATTGAAAACGCTGACAGCGCACATTCTGAGAAGGTTGGACTATGACTAAAATCATATGCGCAAACAGCCTGTGCACGTACAACAATGACAAAAACGTTTGTACGGCGAAAACGGCTGAAATGAGCTGGCACAGCGTAATGACTGTGCATGACGGCAGGCAAGAGTTCCTGAAGTGCAAAACCTATGAAATGGACGAACGTTCTAAAGAGATCGAAAACCAATTCATGAATTTGTTTATGAAACATCCGTTATAATGAACCGTAACGAGGTTTACAGCATGTCAACATTGACGAACATCCCGCAATGGACAGCGGATGACTACTACGGCGATACAGTATACGCATGGCTGTATGAGCATCAGGATAACAAGTTCCTGTTTCAGCGCTTCCTCGCGCAGGCGCAGATACAGGCACGGGCGCTGAAAATAGTTGGCTTTTCGCGCATGTGGAACGCCTATGTCGAATCGCAGGACCCGCGAAAAAACGCCGTATACATCAGCGATACGCAGTTCCCGAACCAGCCCGTGACCCTGCAATGTGGGAAATACCTGTGCGATGACAGGGGCATTACCTACACGGGCGTCATGGGCGATACGGTGGAGGTCTGCACACATCCGCTGATGCCAGTCCGACGTGTCATTAACGTGGACACGAACGAGGAAAAGATGGAAATCGCGTACAGCCGTGGACGCGCTTCCAAGTGGCGTACCATCATCACCAGCAGGGACGTGACCGCCTCCGCACAGAAAATCATTTCTCTGAGCAAAAACGGCATTGCCGTGAACAGCGAAAACGCAAAAGAGATCGTCAAATACCTGTCCTCGCTTGAATCACTTAACTTTGACGCGCTGCCAGTCCAGAACAGTACCGGACACATGGGCTGGCTTCCTGACGGTCAATTCGCGCCATACGCCAAGGACATTGTATACGACGGTGAAAGCCCTGAGTTTTCCAAGATGTACAAGTCCTTCGACGAACACGGCAAAGAAGAAACGTGGATGGACATTGCCAAGCAGGTCCGGCACGGAAACAGCGTCCCCGCGCGGATCGCCCTGGCTGCGTCCTTCGCGGCACCGCTGGTGCAGAAACTGGGCGCTCTGCCCTTCTTCGTGCATCTGTGGGGCACACAGGGCTGCGGCAAAACGGTCGGGCTGATGCTGGCGGCAAGCGTCTGGGGCAATCCTGACGTCGGCAACGGTTTTATCAAGACTTTTGCCGGCACTAAGGTGTCATTGGAACTGTACGCGGCATTCTGCGGTAACATCCCGATCCTGCTGGACGAATTGCAGGTCATCTCAGACCGCAGGTCCTTTGACGACATCATCTATACCCTGTGCGAGGGTGTCAGCAAAGGGCGCGGCGCGAAGGAAGGCGGTCTGCAATTACAGCGAAAATGGTCTTCCTGCATCATCACGACCGGCGAAATGCCCATCGTGCAGAGCAATTCCGGCGGCGGCGCAGCTGTACGCACCATCGAAATCAACTACGGCGGGCAACCGCTGTTTGATGACGCGCGGACCGTCGCGAACACGCTGAAGGAAAACTACGGCTTTGCCGGACGGCGGTTCATTGACGCGCTCGGTCAGGACGGCGTGATGGACGCCATGAAAGCAAAACAGCGGAAGTATTACAGCCAACTGGCCGGAGATATTCAGGACAAACAAGTCCTGTCCGCGTCTATCCTGCTGGCGGCGGACTTCCTGGCAGACAAGGCGCTTTTCCATGACGGCAAGGCCCTGACCGTAGAGGAAATCATGCCGTATCTGATCACCCGTGACGAAGCGGACGTGAACAACCGTTGCTACCAGTGGCTCATGGGCTACATTGCTGGCAACCCGAAACGCTTTGACACGACCGACAACAATCAGGAGGTATGGGGCGTCATCGAAAAGGGCGTGGCGTACATCATCAAGCCGTTTTTCGAGAGGATGCTCAGATCCGAAGGGTACTCCCCAGGCGCATTCATGACGTGGGCGCGGCGGAACAACAAAATCATTATCGACGCTCCGGACAAGAACGGCAACAACAAGCGCCTGACCAAACGAAAGAAAATCGGAGAAAACAGCGTGCCATGCGTCGCGGTGGTCATGGACACTATCGATGAAGCACAGATCAGGCAAGACTATGCTTTACCGACCGCTGACCCTGTAAAGGCCGCGATGAAAGGGAAAGCAGAAGAATACGTTGAAGTAAAGGACGATGAGGACATGCCATTCTGACACACAGCCTACGCACATCATCGACGCGCGGAAAGCAAAAGACCCGGCTGATTATGCCGGATCTTTTTTGTTGCGCCAGTTGATGCAAAAATCCGAACGTTTTCATGAAAAATCCGCTCACAACCCCCAAAATGTACGTTCGCACACTGAAATGTACGCTCAAAAAACGGCTATGTACATTGAAAAATTCCTGATACCACTGGTGAAAAATCCAAAATGTACATTTTGTACGTTCAAAACGCGAAATACACCTATATATACTATATTTTTTGCGCTAAAAACTGAGACGCGCGTACGCGCGCGTAAGCATAAAAAACGAGTGTACAGAGTGTGCAAAGTGTACAACAACATCATAAAACATTGATAACACAAGCGTTATCAATTTCAATTTGATGTACACTTAACAAAAACGAGCGTACATCAGTGTACATTAAAGCGCCTTTTCATAGCGGAAAGCAGAACATACCCGCATGTATTTTGTCAAAAACGGCACGTAGGCAGGATGTGACCATGTGAATGTAATATATGGTTTAATGTGATACATCATACCAGCCGCGTATCACGCCGAGTAGCGCACATCAAACCGACCATGCACAGCCGTGCATCTATCATTTTTCAAGCGAGGTGATAACTATCAAACCAGTGTACCACGATTTTGTCCGTCACATGTGGCGCTTTTACTTCCTGCACCAGATGGACCTGCCCGCGTATACCGACGCGAACCGCCTGAACTATGCCGCCTGCGAAAACGTGTCCGCACAGATCACGCCGGACGAATACGACCTGATCCGCACGTTTACGACCAGCAACCTGTACAGCGACGCTCAGACCGTCCGCGATATGTCCGCAGAATCAGGTAAAGCAGAAGACTATATCTGGCGCGTCATTAAACGCGTTTTCCGGCAGACAGCAATCATGCGCGGACTCTGGGACGCGGAACGGATGAAGCTGACAATACCTGAGCAGGGAAAGCAGAACCAGAACGAATGCGCCATAACAGAACAGGAAAAGCAGAACCAGAACGAACATACCATGCCTGACGCGGGAAAGCAGAACCAACCAGAACGTAGCATACCGGAAAACGAAAAGAAGAACGTAACCGAACAGGGAAAGCAAAACACGCATCCCGCATCGGTCATTTTTCACGCTTTGAACGATAACAATCTTTTCAAACCAGACACGTAAAACAGAACGTAACCGCTCAGAACGTATCATGACGCGGAAAGCAGAATGGAAACAATCAGAACGTATCATGACATGGAAAGCAGGACAAAAACAGAAGGTGATAACGTGAACAGTACTGAAAACGCCAACGCGACTGTTGTTAGCGAAACGAAAAATAAAAAACGTAACGGCTTGTCTATGATGTGGAACGGCGATACTGAACCAGGCGACAATTCGCGCTACATCAGACACGCACTCGTCGCTTGGAACCTGCCTCCAATAGACATTTCAGATCCGCAACAGGTCCAGCAACGTATCACGGACTATTTTGATTATTGCGAACAAAACGACCGTAAACCGCAACTCGTTGGTATGGCTAACTGGCTCGGTGTGTCCAGAGAAACCTTGAATACGTGGAAAAGAGGGGAATACAGAAGCGAAACACACTCTGACATAATCAAAAAAGCTGTTGATGTGCTCGAAGAAATTTGGGCTGATTATATGCAAAATGGCAAAATAAATCCCGCATCAGGCATTTTTTTGGGGAAGAATTTTTTTGGATACCGCGACGTTCAGGACGTTGTTGTTACGCCTAACAATCCCCTTGAATCAGCCGATACGGAAGCGGCGCGTAAAAAATACGTTGACGCGCTGCCGGAAAGCACAGAAGACTGACACGGAAAGCAGAAAACAGAACATACGAAAGCAGAAACGGAAAGCAGAAGAAAGCAACCTATACGCTACGTAATATATATATTTATTTATATACTGTACATTATGTACATTATTATGAATAAATATAATATATACGACGTGAGGCGTTGCTTCAATATCGAAAGCAGAAAAAAGGGCGATTATGAGCACATTAATAGATCTTACTGGAATGAAGTTTGGCGAGTGGACCGTGCTTGAACGCGCGGAAAACAGGGGTGGTGCCGTCGCATGGAAATGCCGATGCTCATGCGGAGCGGTTCAAGACGTGATTGGTGACAGCCTAAAACGCGGCGATTCTACAGGGTGCAGAAAGTGCATATGGAAACATAAGGACCATCCGAGAATGCATAAGGACGGATCCAGGCGATGGGTTGACGGCAAGAAAACGCATATCTATAGTACCTGGTGCGGCATGCGGCAACGGTGCAACAACACAAAAAACAAGTCATATAAAAACTATGGCGGGCGCGGTATAAAAATATGCGATGAATGGAACAGGAACTTTCAAGCGTTTTTTGATTACGTTTCAAGGCTCGACCACTACGGTGAAGAAGGCAGAACAATCGACAGAATAGACAACAGCAAAGGATACGAACCGGGGAACGTGAAATGGTCAACACGAAGCGAACAAGAACGCAATAAACGCTTCAAAAAGAATCCGGCAAGCAGCCCAGACACGGAACGCCTGACCGCGCTACATTAGCCAGGACGCGCCCAGATGTGCAGGCGTGGACGTGCTACATTAAGCGGGAATGACGGAGAAACACGGACGCGCGCGGACAGGATCATGATACTATCCGGAATGGATCGCGCACAAGCAACACGACACGCGCCAAACATAACACGCGCGCAACAGCCGCAACAGAAAAATCACGTGCGCGCCTGATTTGTTTTTCTGTTTGGGCGGTTCATATCGTCCGCAAAACGCGCCGCGCCGATAAAATGCGCGTATTGCCGCAAAATTTGACCGTGGAGCGATTGCACACGGAAAGCCGATAAAGTTATAATGCGCAAAATAAAATGCGCTGACGGGCTTAAAAATGGGCTTAAAACGCATTTCAGTTTTTAGCGGGCAGCAGAAGAGGTGGAAAGCAGAAGAAAAAACCGCCCTGTTTCGGGCGGTGGTGCTGCGCTGCTGGTCAGATGACGCGCTTTTCCCGGAGGAGCCAGCCATAGTTGGCCTTGTTCACAGTGGTAGGCACGCCGTCGACAAAGTCGGTCAGTTCGTACAGATCCACAATGCCGTCATCATCGGACGGCTCGTCCGCGATAATGGCGTTTATGCCGGTGCCGGCGGTAGTGTGATCGCCTACAACGATATACTTCGTGCCGTCGATACTGTAGACTTCGACTTTTTCCAACTGGCGGAGCAATTCGTCAACGGACTTTTCCCAATCAGCAGCCAGGCGCGTGACCGTTTCATCGGAAACCAGAGTATTTTCGTGACAATCTTCTCCCCACAGGTCAGCGTATTCAGGGCGGACGGTGTAGTACTTCATAGCGTTTCTCCTTTCATTTTTCAGCAGAATGATTGTAGCAGAACGGTCACCGGCTTGTCAACCGGAAAGCAGAAGTCAATTGACAGTGAAACGGCGCGTTGTACTGGTCTTCGTGAAACGTTCGGCAATCTCCGGAAGGGCCTTTTTCAGGGCGGTAGTGTCGATTCGTGTGGTGGTGACGGGCTTGTACGTAACCTTGTACGGTCCGGCAAGCAGAATCTCTTGTTCGCCCATGTGGTTTTTGATTAGGTCGGTCAGGGCCTCGATCTCAGCTGACAGTTCTTCTTGCATGCGGCGGAGTTCCTGGAGTTCGGTAACCTTGGCGGTGATTTCAGCAGTAGACATTGTAAGATCCTCCTTTTATGATTTGATTAAATGAAGTAGAAACCAGCGGACGGATGAGCGGAAAGCAGGACAGGAACGTGTTCTGCAATCTCGTCCCAGGTGCAGCCCTTGAAGTCCTCCAGCACGATGGACGGCGTAGTGTCGTGCGGATCCAGTGGGTAAAGCAGAGCAACGTAGGACCAGTCAGCAGAGGAACGGTAGAGAGGACAAACGGTGATTTCGTGGCCGTCGCTGGAGGTGCGCTGCATCTTGCGCAGGGAAAGCAGAGCGTCTTTTTTCATGGTGGGATCTCCTTTCAATGCTTGCAGAGGTAGTTTCAGAGAGCAGCGAAGATATCAGGAGTCAACCATTGCGGCCATTGCCATGGTGCAGCCTCCTCTCATGCTATGCGGCATTTACTGCCGGTCCAGTAGTTTACAAGTGAGTCGATTTGTTCGTCTGTGTACATCGGAATGTTATATAGTTTGGTGCCTTCCGGCGTCATGTATACGCCCTGTCCGTATCGCGGGAGCTGCTCCAGGCCGTTTACACCGAGAATATTTTTGCTGTCCTGTGCGGACCGCGTCCGGAGACCGACACGCGCGTCGAAATTAACCTTGATTTGTGTCGGAATGACCGCCGCAAGCGGGCACTGTGTCGCGGCAATCACATGCACGCGCGCGGCACGTCCAATTTGACATATACGCTGCAGGAGGGGCTGCACCTGGCGCTTATTGGTTGTCATCAGGTCCGCCAGTTCGTCAATTACAATGTACACGTCGGAGCCTGTGTATTTTCGCTCGTGCCTGCGCTGCATTTCCGTGTATCGTCTGTCAATGATTGCAATTCCCTTTTCAAGTGCCTTGATCATGTCGGCAGGTTCGCTTGCATATGCTATGCAATGCGGGCAATTTTTATACTGGACCAGTTCGACGCGCTTCGGATCGATCAGTATAAAACCTGATTCGCTTGGACAGTGTAGTAGCTGCGTGTAAATGATTCCATTGATAACAACGCTTTTTCCGCTGCCTGTCGCGCCTGCAATTAACAAGTGTGGTTGTTCTGCCATATGCATATATAGCTTGTAATAAGCTCCGCCAGGGCTCCGGTAAATGGGTTTTTTTGAAAACATTGTTGGCACCTCCTATTATTAGAACGTTGTTATTTCCATTGTAGCGAATGCGTCCATTTCAAACGCGATATTTTCAGGAGTGTTAGCGTATTTTTCAATCCATTCTGTAAAGTGATGAGACAAATAATTTTTAATGTTTTCGAGGTTTTCCGGCTTGTTTGCGAGCTGTTTAATTGCATTCGTAAATATTTCTGCGCTTTTCCTGTTGGTGTTTTCTGTTGATGTGTCAAACATGTTATAACGCCTCCATGAGATATTCAACGGCTGTTAGAATGATAAACCATGCTGCAATGATATAAAGCATTCTGCGCGCCTCCTATGCCGTCAATTTGCTTGCACACCAGCCGGAGCCTGTATAGATATTATCCGGATACAGCGACAACAGCAGCGATTGAATTTTTGCGGCGAATACATCGCAATTATGCTGTGCAAGCGGTAATTCGTGCGGCCATAATTCGCCGTCTCTGATCCTGATGAATACGCTTGTATAAATATCATCGGACGTCCATCCTATTTCAACCTGTGCATTTTCAAGGATAATGTTTTCGTCGTGCCTGCTCCATCTGCTGACACTGTACAGCGACGGGAAAAGGCTTTTTAATTCGTCTGTAATATTGTGCAATTCGTCCTCGAACAAATCACAGTCAAATACAGGATAATTATAGGGCGTGCCGTGCTGATCCTCGGTCCAACTAAAACATTCATTATCAATGTGCCAGGCGTGCCCATTGTCACCAGGATAATATAAACCGCGTCCCATTGTAAAGCCTCCTTTGTGCTGCTTGTTTTGTTGTTCCGTTGCCTTGACTCTGCATTTTTCCAGGCTTGTCACTGGCTATGGCTGCATTAAGGCGGGCACGCGGGCCCGGTTAAATCTTTTCGAGTGTGTAGCAATTGTAAAGCCTTCCGGATCCGACACAACGCCACTTATAGCCGCAAGCCTCAAAAACATTCTGGAAACACGACACGCCACAGCCTCCATCGAAATACGGCACTCCAGCAAACATATTAACGGAATAGGGAAATGCTTCTCCGTTTTCCGCGTGCTCGTATAAAATGCGCATTATTTCAGGATTGCTATTCATTGCGGAGGCAATCGCGGAGGACTCTTTATCATATCCACAGCCGGACGCCGTTCCGGATGTTACGCGCTTTTCTGCTCGAATTTCTGCCGTAGGATTATAGCCCCATGTTTTACTCCGCTTCCATTCGACAGATATATCTGCATTTTTAGGCGCGTTATATTGTTCAATGAGCGCGATTTTTTCAAGTTTTTCAAGGCGCTTTTTTTCATTTTCGCGGGCAAAACGTTTGATCATGCTTGCCTTGATTGTATCCGGGAGAACGGTCTCACGGTCAAGTTGTTTTGCTGTTTCAAGCGCCTTTTTGGTCATTCTGTCGCGATAATACCAATGATCGAGCGCGTATCCGGTTGATATGTTCTGCTGCATGCCGTTTTCAAATTCCTGCATTGTTTTGTCATAATACGCATTTACGGCGGACTTGATGTTTTCAAACATGTTTTTGTCTCCTCTCTTTTTGTTCGTGTTAGTGTTTTGTTTTAGTGCCGTTTTACGCTGTTTTAAGCGCCTTTATAAGTCTCTTGTTAATCGCCTTGACCGTTTTAACGTCCTCGATAGTCTGCCGCCTGGAGGCCGCTATAGCCCGCTCGAATTCAATCACATCTTCAAGTGCGAGGCGGCGGTTTAGCTTTTCAAGCCGTCTGCCGATCCGGATATCATATATAAAATCTGTTAGTGTTTTCATCGTTATGCCACCTTCATGCAACGTATGCAGGATTGTTAATGAAATTGATGTTAGTATATTGTAGCGCGTTATCAATCGCACATTTGACGGCTTTTGCTTTTCCCTTGACCGTATAATGTACCTTGTCAGGCGTCGCCACTGTTATGGTCCACTGATTGTCACATTCCGGATAGATTGTAACCTTGACAACCTGTTTGCCGCTCATAACATCGAATGAATCAATAATGATCCTGTTGGTTAATTCGTTCAATTCTTTGTTGAAATACTTTTGAAGACGTTCTACCGTTTGATAATTATAGGCGTCATAAATTCCGATTGTCTTTGTGACGTCGGATCCGTCCGGCCATAGCGGGCTGTATTCGCGCTTTTCAATAGTAGCCGTGAAACTTGCTTTTTTCTCCATTGCTTTTTCCCTCCTGCCTTGCGGCGTCCGCTGTTGGTTGCAACGGTTATTTCCGTTGACAGTTATTATTATACGGATATTTCCGACATTTGCAACGGTTATTTGCGTATTTTTCGGAAATATTCGTATTTACGGATATATTCTAACAATTCAACAGTTTTTGCACGTTTATTCCCGTATTTTTCCGGACTTTTTGCTGCATGTTCTAAAACAATGTTCGTGTTTTTTGCGCGTGCTGTGGTCGTTGTCGGTTTGCGTTATTTCATTATATAGGCGGTTCGCGTCCGCGTCCGGCGCTGGTCCGGTTTGTTGCCGTCCTGGTTCGCTGCTGTGCTTGCCCGCGTGCCGTCCGCCGTCGTGCCTGCTGTGGGATCCGCTGCGCGCGTCCGTTGTCCTGCTTCGCGTCCGTGTCCGGATCCGTTGCGCGTCAGCCTGCGCACGTTCGTCCACCCGCCTGCTTGCGCGCCTGCGCGCGCCTGCGCCGGCGCATACCTGCGGGGTTTTGGCGCAGGCCAGCCCCCTTCTTCTAACCCCTCCGAGTCCCGAAAAAAACAAAAAAGATTATTACGGAAATATACTTGACAAACGCAAAAATCCGTATTATATTATATACGAAATAAACACACGGAGGACGGCGTATGAAAACGAGTGAAGCAGTACGGGCTATCATGAAGGAGAAGAATATTGGTAATAGTGCTTTGGCGGACAGGGTTGGGAAGTCACCGCGGCTTGTTAGTGACAGATTGCGGCAGGATAATATCAGCATTGACAAACTGCGCGAATTACTCAGGGTGATGGATTATAAGATTGTTATAGTGCCAAGAAACACTGTACTCAAAACAAACGAGTACGAAATTGAGTAATCATTGCCAAGTGCGATGAAATGCAGGGGTGTGATTGAAGTGATTTACGGCTATGCTCGTGTCAGCACAAGGGGACAAGCGCGTGACGGGAACAGTCTGGAAGATCAAGAGCGCCAGTTAATTGATAACGGGTGTGAGGAAATCTATCATGACAGTTTTACGGGAACGAAGATGGACAGACCGGCGTTCACGGAACTGTATGGTAGATTGAAGGCTGGTGACAAGTTGGTCGTAACGAAACTTGACAGGTTTGCAAGGACGGCTGGTGACGGCATCAAGGCGATTGATGAATTGTTAAAGCGTGGCGTGTCGGTTCATATTCTCAACATGGGGCTGATTGACAATACGCCTACTGGCAAACTGATGGTTACAATGTTGCTGGCGTTTGCACAGTTCGAGCGCGACATGATTGTTGAAAGGACATCTGCTGGAAAAGCCGTTGCAAAAGCGAGCAATCCGGAATGGCGCGAAGGTCGGAAGAAAAAACAGATTGACGAGAAGGTATTCTTGAAAATCGTCGAAAAAAACAAAAAAGGCGAACTCACAGTAGATGAGTGCTGTACCGAGTTAGGCATCAGCAAAGGCACGTGGTACAACAGGTTGAAGGAGGTGGCGTAGCGGTTGTGGTGGATACTGCTTGCGAGTGCGTTAATCGGGTTTGGCGTGGCTGAGTTGGAAGGGCTGGTACTCGGTCCTGTGATTGGGCTGGTGGTGATGCTGGCGATGCATGGTTTTACAAAGAATGCTGGGAAGTGAAAAATCGCTCGAAAAACAAAAAAGCAGGTTAGTTATATATCAAAAAATCCGCGAAAAACAAAAAAGTCGTATTGTGGGCATGACTAAAATCACGCAAAAATGAAAAAGGCTTGTTATGTGTATAGCCGAAATTGCGCGAAAAAATAAAAAAGGGAGGAAGAATTATGGGGCTTTTTAATGACGGAACGAAGTTCAGGAACAAGGAGGTTGAGAAGGCGAAGATTGTAGGTGTTCGCACGGCAGAGCAGACGAAAATCATGGCAACATACAACTTCGGGATTTACAGTGTCCTGGTAAAGTTCGTTGACGGCAGTGTAGAACTGGCGGAAGTGAAGTATGACAGTCCTGACATGAAAACGCTGGTCAAGTTCATGGACGTATGAAAAGCATCAGTAATAAAGAGTACGAAGCATACGAGCAGTACAAGACGGCGAAGGTACGCGGCGAGGTGCTGACGGTGGACGGGCTGCGTTTTATATGCGAAGCGAACGGATGGAACGCGGAACGGATCGGTCGGCACATGATAGAGACTATACAACATATAGAGCAGAAGCGGAAAGAACGATATATAGTATAGCTGCGTAGCGTGCGATAACAACTGAAGATATTATAACGGCGCATTATTGCGAATAAGATCGTGATAGTGCGCTGTTTTTTTATTTGCGGAAAGGAAAGGAAAGGGGATGCGGGGTAATGATAGATATTACCAGTACGGACAGGGAATTGATGAACGCGCTGAAGTACATAGAGCGCAGACCGGACGAGCCTGAACCGTATGGTGACGTGCTTACGATGATGTATGAGCACATCAAGGGCGGCGAGAAGGAATACCACGGGTTTAATAAGCAATTCAGGGAACACGAGATCATACCTGCGACGCGCAGGCTGATGGATGCAGACATACACGTGCTGGAAAAGCTGAACGGTGCGTACAGAAAATCTCTGCTGATGGACGCAAAGACGGACTTTGACGCATACATGCTGTATATTGAGCAGAACAGGGAATCAAAGAAGCGCTTTTATCAGCCGAGAAGGTCAAAGCTCAGACCGGTCGTACAGACATTGCAGGACTTGGAAGATGACAAGCTGGATATTGCGGGGGTCTCACTGCCGCCTGGTGTGGGAAAGTCTACTGTTTCCATTTTCTTCCTCTCATGGTTGGCAGGAAAGTATCCGGATGACCAATTGCTGACGGGTTCACACAGCAATGCGTTTGTGCGCGGCGTGTACGATGAATGCCTCAGAATACTCGCGAAGAACGGGGAATATCTCTGGCATGACGTGTTTCCTGATTTGTCTGTATCGAACACCAACGCGAAGGACTGCCGCATAGATGTTGGCAAGCGGAACAGGTTTGAAACGCTGGAGTTTACGTCCATCGGCACAGGAAACGCCGGCCTGTACCGCGCGTCAAAACTGTTGTATTGTGATGACTTGGTAAGCGGCATTGAGGTAGCTTTGTCCCGTGACCGCTTGGATAAGCTATGGGAGACCTACACGACCGACCTGCGGCAGAGAAAAATCGGCGACCATTGCAAAGAACTGCACGTCGCTACGCGCTGGTCTGTCAGGGACGTGATCGGGCGGCTTCAAAACCAGTACGAAGGGAACGACAGGGCAAGGTTCATTGTCATTCCGGCGCTGAACGAAAAAGATGAAAGCAATTTTGATTATATCGGCGGTGTGGGGTTCAGTACCGCATTCTATCATGAGCAGCGGGATATTATGGATGACGCATCATGGCGTGCCTTGTACATGAATCAGCCGATAGAGCGGGAGGGCCAGCTTTACCACCCGGATGATCTTCGGCGTTTCTTCGACATCCCGGAGCGTGAACCGGATGGTATCGTGGCCATATGCGACACGAAAGCTAAGGGCAGTGACTACGCATTCATGCCGATAGCAATGCTGTACGGTCAGGACGCCTATATCATCGATTGCATTTGCGACAACGGTGACCCAGGCCTGGTCGAGGAACGGATCGCGCAGTGCCTGTTCAAAAACAAAGTGCAGGACTGTCAGTTCGAGAGCAACAGCGCAGGTTGGCACATCGCGGAAAAAGTGCAAAAAAGGGTCGAGCAACTTGGCTGGCATACACACATCACGACAAAGCCGACCACGTCCAACAAGGAAACGAAGATCGTTGTAAACGCCCCAGAAGTAAAAAGGCGCTGTCTGTTCTTCGATAGCAGTAAATACAAGATGAACAGTGACTATGGTAAGATGATGAACATGCTGACCGGATACACGCTTGTCGGGAAAAATAAGCACGATGACGTTCCGGATGGTATGGCTATGCTCATTCTGTATTTGCAGAGCATGGTCAGCGGTAAGGTGGAAGTCATACAGCGCCCGTTCTGATCCTGAGAAAATGTGAAATGCAAAATAATATATAAATTATAATAAACGGCAAAAATACCGTGAATTATTGACAAATCATAATGTTTGTGTTATATTAGTAGCGGGTTAGACTACTGACCCGCTTTAAGGCGCTACATTGCGCAGACTGCACGAGCAGTTTGTTTTTGCAATGCAGCGCCTTTTTCATTTCACGGTCAAGGGAGGGACGGCAAGTGGCTTTGGAAGCTGACACGATCAGAAGCGACGGCATCACGAAACCGTCCAGCCTCTTCGGGCGGCGTCAGATTTTCACTGACGAGACTGAGATCACGCGGGAAAACGTACTCAGCGTACTGAGCAAGGCGCTGGCGGTGCATCAGCGTAACCGGATCGAGGAAAAGTACCTTGAATGGTATGTGCGCGGCAATCAGCCGATTCGCAACCGTGTAAAGGAAGTCAATTCCAACATCAACAACAAGGTCGTCGTGAACATTGCCAACCAGATTGTCACGTTCAAGACGGCCGAGTTCGCGGGTGAGCCGATCCAGTACGTGTCCCGTGGCCGCAAGAAGAGCGTGCCGAAGAAGATCGAACAGTTGAACTCCATGATGCTTTCCGAAAAGAAGCAAAGCAAGGATATGGAGCTTGCCTACATGATGTTCACGTGCGGCGTGGGCTATCGCCTTGTCACGCACGATGCGCACGGTATGGCTGATGAACTGTACGATGAAGCGCCGTTTGAAATCTATGTGCCGAATCCGCAGAACACATTCGTGGTTCGTCTGAACGACGTGAGCAAGCGCGTCGTGATGGGCGTGACGTATGTGAACAAGATCGGCTCAAATGACGGCGGCATCAGGTATACGGTGTACACGGACAACGTGACGTATACCATCGACGGCAACCTTGAACGTGCCAGCGCTATTGTCAATGAAGTGCACCACAACTTCGGCATGGTTCCCATGATCGAGTACCCATGCAATCCGCTTTATATGAGTCCGATTGAAGTGGTACATGACCTGCTGAACGCCATTTCATTGACACAGAGCAACCGTCTGGACGGCATTGAGCAGTTTATACAGGCCATCATGGTCTTTGAGGGCGTAGACATCACCCGCGACCAATTCCTCGAACTGAAAGACCTTGGCGCGCTTAAACTGCCTCCGTCCACCGATGGACACACCAGCAGGGTCTACTACCTGAACGAACAGTTGGACCAGAGCCAGACGCAGACGCTCGTTGACGACATGTATCAGACGGTATTGCAGATCGTCGGTATGCCGTCTCAGGGCAACGCGAACACGTCCGACAGTTCCAACAACGGCGCGATCATCATGAAAAACGGCTGGTGGAACGCCGAAGCCCGCGCTCTTGAAACCGAGGGCATGTGGAAGGCGGCTGAAACTGAGTTCTTGAAGGTCGTGCTGAAGATTTGCCAGCAGACGGAAACGCTCACCGGGCTGGTCGTGTCAGACCTTGAACCGAAGTTTGGCCGCAGGAGTTACGAAGACCTGCTTACGAAAACGCAGTCCTTCAGTACGCTACGTTCCGCGCAGATGCCGGCGATTCAGGCGTTCAAGTTCAGCCGCCTCAGTAAAGACCCTGAGAGCGACGCCATGGTATTCGACGCATATCAGGAAGAACGCGCAAAGCAGCTTGATGATGCGAACGGCGTTGACGCAAGCGGCGGAGGTGGCGGAGTCAGCGGTGGTTCGGTCACTTCCTTCGGTGATAGCGTTGATGACAAACAGGCGTATTCCGGTTCGATTACCGGTACGGGTCATCCGGAAGGCAAGACTGCGGTATGCCCTGTGTGCCATAGAACCTTTGTGAAGCGCACGAACAATCAGGTGTATGACCGAACTGTGTGCCGTAACAAGGCGAAGAACAGCGGCGCGTATGACAAGCCGAGAGAGGCGTGAGTATGAAACTGTACGGTACTGCCGACAAGTTCATATCCATGATCAACCGGAGAATCCTGAAAGTGTTTGACCGTCTGCGGCTGATGAAGAAGGACGAACTCAACATCATCCGCGAGGTATCTGAAGCATACGACAGCACTGCGGCAAGGGCACGCGCCAACTACTTTGAAATCGCGTATGAGGCGTACATTGTGGCGCTGATCCAAGCGCACAAGACCAACGGCGAAGCGACCAGCATGGCGGAGCAGGACATCAACCTTGATTGGGTGGATGAAATGCTTGAAGAAACAGACTTTGTGACGCTGTACAGGTTCAACAACGAAAAGGAACGCAAGAAGCAACGTCTGGTTGAGGCGCTGGCTGTTCCGGAACAGTGGAACACTGAAATCGACAAGGCTACGCGGTACTGGTCGTTGCAGTTGGGGCAGTACGCCATCAACGCGGTTGACAGGGCGAGACTCGACGCGTTCAGACGGGCCGGTGTAAAAAAGGTGAAGTGGAACACGGAAAAAGACCAGCGCGTGTGCCCCACGTGCCACAGTCTGGACGGCAGGGTGTTTGACATCGAGGACGCTCCGCCAAAGGCTCATATCCAGTGCAGATGTTTTTATACGATTGCAGACGAGTTTAAAAACTGAAACAACTTTGGCGGATAGATCGACGGGTCGAAAAGTGGAGTGCCTTGCCACCTGCCGCCAATTAAAAAAGGCAAACCTATTAGGAGGCAATAGGATGGCTATTAAAGATATTTCCGGTCAGCGTTTCGGGAGACTTACTGCTATCGCGTATACCGGAAGAAAAACAGAACCTGGGGGGAATTCTATTTGGTTATTTAAGTGTGATTGCGGGAATTATGTCGAACGTCCAAACTCAAACGTGACATGTGTTTCAAAAGTTCCAAGTTGTGGATGCTACATTAGAGAACGTGCTGGCAATTTGAACAAGACTCATGGTGGACGACACGAACGTCTTTATCTTGTATGGATGGATATGAGACGCCGGTGCTATGACAAAAAGGACTCAAATTACAGCAACTATGGTGGTCGAGGGATAACCGTTTGTGAAGAATGGAAAGATTATTCAAAGTTTAGAGAATGGGCAATCTCAACAGGGTACAACAAAGAAGCAAAACAACAATCATGTACGATTGACAGGATTGACAGCAATGGCAACTACACTCCGGAAAATTGTAGGTGGGCAGACTCAGTAATTCAAAACAACAACAAGAAAAACAACATTGTTATTGAGTATAAGGGAAAGAAACAAACGCTTCCGGAATGGTCGAGAGAACTCGGATTCAAGTATTCGTTGGTTTTGAAAAGACTGTCAACAGGATGGGACTTCGAGAGAGCGATTACTCAAGAACCAAGAGTATGTAAGAAAAGAGATTGTTCACGGCTATGCCGTTGAATATATCGTCGCAGAGAAGCGACGTTAAACAATTCGCAAGTCGCCAGAGAAGGCGGGATATAAGTATCGCAGACTTTCAAAATGGTGGGAGATCACCTAAAAGCGCAAAGGAGAGATGACCATGGCTGAAAACGAGAACATGCCCGAAGTTCAGACACCAGAAACGATTGCACCCGTTTCCGCAGAAACCGATGAGCAGAACGCCAACAGCAACGAAGAACTTTCCAAGATGAAAGCCGAGCTTGCCAAAATGAAGGCGGCGCTGGACAACGCGACAAAGGAAGCGGGTGACTACCGCAAGCAGCTGCGGGCAAAGCAGTCTGCTGAAGAAATCGCCGCCGAGGAAAAGAAGGCGGCAGAGGAAGCGACGCGGCAGGAAATTGAGCAGCTTCGCAGGGAAGTCGCCAAGACCAATACCATCAAAAGCGTAATGGGCAAGCTTGGTACTGACGAGGAAGTTTCAAGCAAGATCGCCGAATGTCTGTACGGCGCAGAGGATGTTGACGCTGTTCTGACAGAAATTCAGCGCGCGTGGACAGCCAGAGAAAAGGCTCTCAGACTGGAGTTTGGCAAGATTCCTGCACCAGGCGTAGGCGGGACGGATGGTGAAGAAAACGTAGCCATCACACGCGCCCGCAACATCGGCAAGGAAAAAGCCGAGGCGAACATCAAGGCTCAGGAAGCGATGAAAGCGTATATGCGCTGATTCACTTTATAAATGCGGCAACTGCCGCGAATACTAACGGCGCACAGCGCATCCACATGAAGGGTGTTGCTGTGCGTTTTTCTATCTCAAGAAAGGAGAGATACGAATGATTTTCAATGAAACCCCCATCGCAGGCGGCGTGGAAATCCTCGCCTCCAAAGACTTTCAGGCGATCCCCGTGAAGGTTGCCACCCCTTCCGGTGAGGGCGTAACCACCACCGTTGTCAAGGCTGGCACCCCCCTGACCGCCGCTGGCGCGTCTACCACCGGTACCGGTGCTGTTGGCGTGCTGCTGTATGACGTGGACACTGCCGTCAATCCCAATGGCGCGGCTGTTGTGCATGGCATTATCGACGCCACCAAGGCGCAGGCGCATTCCGGAGTGACCTATGCCGCCGCCCTGTACACTGCGCTGCCCGGTGTTGTGTTCCGCACCAACATTGGCGTGAACGCTTAATAGGAGGAGGGACGAAATATGAATCTGTTTGAACTTTTCAGCCCCGCTGCGATTGCGGCTAACTGGACTGAAGCCGCCAGCAACCGCATCCCCTATCTGGGCGAAGCGCTGTTCCCCGCCAAGAAGAAGGCCGGTCTTGACCTGAAGTGGATCAAGGGTGCGAAGGGTGTTCCGATTTCTCTGATGCCCACCGCTTTTGACGCGAAGGCCACCTTCCGTGACCGGATCGGCATTGAGAAGCTGGAAACCGAAATGCCCTTCTTCCGTGAGGGCTTCAAGATCAAGGAACGCGACCGTCAGGACATCCTGCGCGCGCTGGATTCCAACGATCCCTACGCCGCCGCCGCCATCGCCCGTGTCTTCGACGATTCCACAGAACTGATCGAAGGCGCGAACGTTGTGCCTGAGCGTGAGCGTATGCAGCTTTTGTTCCCCATCAACGGCAATGCCGGCATCACAATCAAGGCGAACGGCGTTGACTACACCTATAACTACGACCCCAACGGCACCTGGAAGACGAACAACTACTTCGCCCTGTCCGGCACCGCCCTGTGGACTGCTCCTTCGACCGCCGACCCCTTCAACGACATCCAGACTGCGAAGGACGCCGTGCGTGCCCGCACCGGCACTGACCTCAGCATTGCCGTGATGAACAACGCCACCTTCAAGCTTCTGCGCAGCATCAACGCCATCAAGAACCGTTATCTGAGCACCAACGGTCTGTCGCTTGGCTACCTGACCGACAACGAGATTATCGCTGTTCTGAAGGATGCCGCCGGTCTCAATGGCGTGGTGGTGTACGACAAGCAGTACCGCAATGAGAGCAAGGTTGCCGCGAAGTTCGTTCCCGACGGCTATGTGGCCCTGCTGCCCGAAGGCGCGCTGGGCGCTACCTGGTACGGCACGACTCCCGAGGAAGCCGACCTGATGGGCAAGACCGACGCGCAGGTCGCGCTGGTGAACACCGGTGTCGCCCTGACTCAGATCATTGACCAGCATCCCGTGAACGTGAACACCTTCGCGTCCGAAATCGTGCTGCCCAGCTTCGAGCGCATGGACGAATTTGCCCTTCTGAAAGTTATCGCTTGATAGGCGGTGACAAAGGATGAAGGTCAAGGCTGAACACTGGATCAACGTAAACGGCACTTGGCATCAGCCGGGGGAGGTATACGAGACGGACGAGCAATCGCCCGTCCCGACCGCCCACGAAGATAAGGAAGCAAACGGCGATGAAGCGCCGCGCCGTGGACGCAAGCGTAAGGCTGAAGAATGAGCAAAGGAGGGAAGCAAAATGACGGACGCTGAGATGCTTCAAGAACTGAGAAACGTGACTGACAGCAAGGATGACGAACGCATTTTGCTTTTCTTTCTTGCTTCTGCGAAAAGGCGGATTCTGAACAGGATGTACCCATACGCGCAAAACTACTCAGACCTGAAAGTGCCTGAAAAGTATCAGAGCATACAGATCGAGGTAGCCGCGTTCCTGATGAACAAGCGCGGGGCGGAGGGCGAAGTGCAGCACAACGAGAACGGCGTCAGCCGCACGTATGGCGGCGCGGACGTACCGCCTTCCATGTTGGCTGAAATCACCCCCATGTGCGCGTTGCCGGAGTGATGCCATGAGACTGCTGAAACGCAACCTAAAGCCGTTCGAGTACCGCGCGTATGCGGGAAAAGAGGAAATCATGACTGCCAATATGCGCCACACGGGAAACTACAAAGCCAAGTATGCAGACCCTGTTCAGTACATGGGCAGTTTCTCAGAAGCGCGCGGGTATGCGTCGCAGAAGGTGTTCGGATGGAACGCCAACTATACGCACGTGCTGTTGGTGGATGACACGACAGCCGAAATCAAGGAAAACGGTCTGGTCAGTTTTGAAGAAAACACCTACACCATCACTTCGGTCGTGCCATCTCAAAACTACCTGTCCGTCGCGCTCAAATTGCGGACTAAGAACACCGTTCCGGAGGATGAGTTGAATGCCGTCAAAGACCATCTCCTTCTCTCTTGACGCAGGTTCTGTCGAAAGGGCGATTCGGGAAGTCGAACGCTATGCCGAAGAACTTAGGTCAAAGATGGGAGAGCTTATACAGCGGCTTGTTGATGATGGAAAAAATATTGCAAAGGCACAGATTGTACAGTACGACGCCATCTTTACAAGCTCTCTTTTAAGCAGCATAGACGGCTATTACAACGAAGACACGCGAACTGGATTCATTGTCGCCGGTGCACCGCACGCCATATTCGTTGAATACGGCACAGGCATTGTTGGCGCAGGCTCAAGCCACCCTGAAATGGATGGTATGTGGGCACCACCGCCTGGTGAATACACCAAGTACGACACGAATGAGCACGGTTCGGCTGGCTGGTGGTATCCGGCTCTTCATGGCTGGTACATTCCGAAACATGGCGACGGCTCTGTAAAACTTGCGTGGACATCAGGTATGCGGTCGAGACCGTTCATGTACGGAACGTTCAAGCAATTGGAACGGCTTTCAGTGGACATATACAACGAATTGTTCAGCAAATGACGGGAGGTGAGCACAGATGATCGACGCCGAGGTTGATGTGTTCGATTCTGTCTATAAAGCGGTTCAGTTCTTGTTCCCAGAAGGCTGTTTCACATCCGAGTATACGCCATCCCCGCCGGCGCTTCCCCATGCGTGCCTGAAAGAAGAGGATAACTACACTGACGACAATCTTCAGGACTCATCCGGAAATGAGCGCTTCGCAAATCTTATGTACACGGCAAATGTGTATGCGGAAGACAAGTTCCAGTGCCGGAAACTGATGAACGCGATTGACACAAAAATGCTGGCTCTTGGGTTCAGACGGATGTCATTGCGTCCGGTCGATAACGCGGCGGACACATCCATCTACCGCATCGTGGCGCAGTGGCGCGGCAAGGTAAACCAGGATAAGACCATATTCCGTTTTTAATCCGAAGAATCGCATTTAAGGATTTCCAGATACACCAACAAACCTACAGAAAGGATGATTGCAATGGCAGCTTCTACCACCCCTATTTCCACCTACCGCACCTACCTGATGTATAAGGCCGACGGAAGTTCTGATTACACCAAACTGTGCGACATCAAGAGCTTCCCAGACATGGGCGGCGAACCTGAGCGCATCGACGTGACGAGTTTGAGCGACGGTCAGCGCAAGTACATTCCCGGCGTGCAGGATATCTCTTCCAGCACCTTTACGGCAAACTACGTAGCCGCTGACCTCCAGAAGATCAACGCCCTGACCGGCAAACAGACGCAGTTTGCGCTGTGGTTCGGCGCTACCGGCGATGTCGGTCAGGAAGTGCCCAGCGGCTCGGACGGTCAGTATGAGTGGACCGGCGACATCATGGCGTATGTCAACGGCGGCGACGTGAACAGCGCGGTCGAAATGACCATCGTCACCTTCCCGACCACCGCGTTTGTGCTGACCGTGCCCACCTGATCGCATACAGTCACAAACACAAATAACGGCGCAGCAATATGAACAAGCGAAGAACAGCGGCTAAAACCGCCGCAAGCGGTCGTGATAACGACAAAACAGCGGATCAATCCGCAAATAATCATCTTCATGATGAACAAACAGGAGGGTATTTCAAAATGTCCAAGAGACTGATTCTGACCGACAAGGAAGGCAACAAGTACACGCTTGAGTTCAACCGCATTACCGTTGACCGTATGCAGCGCAACGGCTTTGTTCTGGACACGGACCGTCTTTACATGTCCGCGAAGGATCTGATTTCCGGCGCGTTCCGTATGCATCATCGCGGCATGGAATGGCCTGAGATCGAAAAGGTATGGAAGGCGCAGAACCGCCGAGACGAACTGCTGAAGAAGCTGGTTGAAATGTTCTACGCGCCCACTATTGACCTGATGGGCACTGCGGACGAGAAGGACGAAGAAGAAAACCCTACCTGGGCGGAAGAGACCTGACCCAAGGCGATGGCGCGGAAAAGCCGAAAACGGTATCCGAATTGTATCACGAGGCTTTTCCGCACTATCTCGCCATGGGCATGACGTGGGAACAATTCTGGGAACAGGACAGCGCCCTCGTTAAGGACTACCGCGAAGCGAAACGACTTAGGATCGACGAAGAAAACTACGTTGCCTGGTTGCACGGACTATACATATATGAAGCATTGTGCAACGCGTCACCGCTGTTCAGGGCGTTCAGCAAGTCCGGTACGACCGCAAGACCGTACCCGGACAAGCCGCATGAGCTTGAACGGCGAAAGCGCATGACGGAAAAAGAGGAAAACGAACAGAAGATGCGCGATGGCATGGCGTACATGCAACGTATGACCGCAAGATTCAATCAGGCGTTCTATCAGAAACAGAAGGCAATGGAACTTGCAGGGAAACAAACAATAGCCGTGCAGAAAGGAGAGACCAAGGATGGCGGACACACCAACGCTTGAACTGAGGATACAAGATAATTCAGAAAAAGCGATTCAGGGGCTGCAATCCTTGGCCTCTTCTTTGAGTGACTTGAAGCGGACGCTCACCGGCGGGCTGGGTATCGACAAGACTTTAGAAGACCTTGAAAAGCTGAATCAAAAGTTTACCGCTACTTTTGACACACAGACGGTTGATAATATCAACAAGGTTGCCGACGCGCTGGAACGGTTGCAGAAGGCAAGCGATGTAAAACTGCCGGACATGAAGGCCGATAAAAGTAGCGGTGCTGGGCTTTTTATGTCGGCAATTGATACGCCGATTGAGTACGCGAAACCGGACATAAGCGCTTTTGATAGTGCTAATGAAGACATCGAGCGCAAACTTCAAGACTTAAAGGATAGGATTGAGATTGATAATTCATATCCAAGCATTGAAGAACTATCAAACAAACTTGACGCATTAAACTCCGAAATTGGTGTGTTAGGCAGTGAAACCGGCAGCGCAAATGAAGAAGTAGGTCACCTCGACAAAACGCTGAAAGATGTGAAGGAAAATGCTGATGGCGCTTCAAACGGATTCGGCAATTTTGGCAAAGGGATAAACAAAACAATCTCCCCGCTGGACAAGTTAATCAAAGCCTTTAACCGCATTCTGTTCTATCGCGTGATCCGTTCGGTGATTAAGGAAATCTCCAAGGGCTTCAGCGAAGGCATTGCCAATGTCAGAGAGTACAGCAAGGCAATCAACGGTTCTTTCAACACTGCCATGACCAACGCTGAAAACGCGCTGTTCAAGATGAAGAATAGCGTGGGCGCGGCATTAGCGCCTGCGCTTGAAGCGCTTGTTCCAGTACTTCAGACGCTTGTGTCGTGGTTTATCACGCTGGTCAACTATGTGAATCAGTTCATTTCCCTGCTGACTGGCAAAACGGAATGGACGCGCGCCATTGACGCGTCCGCATCATCGTTTGAAAAGACGAAGAAGTCCGCGTCCGGCGCTGCAAAGGAAGTTAAAAACCTGTTGGCTGACTTTGATGAATTGAACATTATTCAGAGCCAGTCCGGTGGTGGCGGAGGAGGCGCTGGCGGAGCGGTAACGCCAGACTACACAAAGGCGTTCGAGCAGGTCACGCAGTTTGACGGCAAGATCAGGGAAATCGTAAACTGGACAAAAGAAAACCTTGATTTGATCAAGGACACAGCCATTGCAATCGGGGCTGCGATTCTCGGCTGGCGTGTATCCAGCGCGTTTGGCGGGCTTATCAGCCAACTCGGCTCGCTCGTGGCCATGGGCGCGACCATCAAACTGGTCTGGGACTTCGTCACTTATTTCGATAACCAGTTCATAAGAACCGGCGACATCGGGTGGCTCGTCGGCGATGTGCTGACCACGGCGGCCGGCGCGTACATCGGATCCAAACTGATGGAGAAGGTGATCGGGGAGGGCGGCGGCACGGTCGGTATCTCGATCGTTCTGGCCGTCAGCGCGCTGGCCTCTATCGTTGCCAGCATCCAGAACGCTGACGTGAGCGCCCTGTCCAGGGAAAACATCATCAACACCATACTCGCGTCCATGAAGATGGGCGGCGCTGGCATTGCCTTGGCCAAGTTCTTTAAACTCAACACGGCTGATGCGCTGAAAATCGGAGGCGGGGCCGCGCTGATCACGTTTGGTGCAGCCGTGGCCATCAAAGCCATTGCACAGGCAGCCGTATCGGATGATTTCTCATGGGAAAACCTCAAGGCGCTGGCCATCGGCTCAATTACCATGGGCGGCGGCGTCACGCTGCTCGGTAATACGCTTGGTTTGCCGATGCTCAAGTCCGTCGGGCTTGGGGCGGGTGTGGCCGTGCTGACGGCAGGCGTGTATGTAGGTGTCAAGGCGGTCAAACAGGCTGTGGATGCTGGCTTTACCGCTGAAACGCTCAAGAGTACGGCGCTTGCCTCTGCCGGGATCGGATTGGGCGCGGGGCTTATCGCGCTGTCGGCCGGTGCCGGACTGGGCGTGGCCGGTATTATTGCCGGAGGCGCTGTGCTGGCGACGGTCGGCGCGATCATCGGCATTTCCGCCATACTCAGGGCGCAGAAGAATGACATCAAATGGGGCGATATTTCGCTGACAGAGGCAGAAATCCAGTCCTTCGTGCTTGAGAGGATGTTCACCGTAGACGTGCCTACGCAGATTAATCTTGTTGACGTGAAGATCGGCAACGTGACACAGGCGGAAGAACATCTGAAGACGAACGCGGCTGAACTGCTGAGTACGCTGAACGTGCTTCGCTTTGGTCTGGATGAGAAAAACACGTACAACACGCTGCTCGACCAGGTACTCGGCGAGAGCCGCGATGGCAACGGCGGGATCATCAAGGACATCAAAGACGGCATTACCGTGAGAAAGGATCTGCTCACCCTGTCTCTGACTGTTATGCCGGTCCTTGATACCAACGGCAAGGATATATCGAAATCCTTTGCGCAGAGCGATTCAGATGGCTGGGGGAAGGTCGAAAAGTTCGTTGAAGAGCAGGGTAATAAGCTGAGCAACCTGCTGATCGACCCGAACACGAAGCAGTTGAAGGAGAACCTCTCTGAGTACGAAAAGAACGCAGTCAACGAGATCATTGCCACGATGGCGAATATCAGCAACGCCGTTGGCGGCGCGAACATCGAAACGACCGCGCTTTCCAATCTAAGCCTTGGCTTGTCTGACCTGACGGAAGATTCCGCCAAGGACGTGATGCAGAAGTTCGCGGAATACCGCAAGGAACTGACTGAGAAATACACCAGCCTCCAGTATGAGACTGCAGGCAGCATCCTGTCCCGTGCGCGGGCGCTGGAAGCCATCGGAGATAAGGAAGGCGCGGAAAAGGCGATGAAGGAATATGAAGCCTACATAGCCGGGATCCCGAAGCGCGTTTCTGATGCCGTAGATAAAGCGTCCGGACAGGGCGTCGGCATGGTTAAAGACATGCTCGACAAGTTGTTTGTTGGTGAGCTTGGGAAAACAAGCAATTATGACCCGATCGAAGATTTCCTTGCTTCCACCTACAACATCAGTGAAGAAAAGCGCAACGGCGCGTCGTTCAGCGAATATGTCACGAAGTTCGTGATGAGCAATATCGATGACAGCATCAAAAAAATCACCGGCACGTCCCGCGAAGAATTCAGCAAGATGGGCGTGGACATTCTGGAGTTTATTCCTGAGTCCATCAAGCAGAATTACCTTGTGCAGGCGGCTGAAAAGTTTGGGCTGGATATAGCGGACGCATTGGCAGAGGCTATTGGCGTAAAAATGCCTGACGAAGTGCGACAGGCGATTATTGATGCGGAGGCGGAGGCCATGCGGAACGCGGCGCTCGAAAGCGAGATTGACCGTGTGAACGAGGCCGGCGCTGCTATGCGCGCCGAACAGGCGAGGAAGAAGCAGGAAGAGCGCGAAGCGGAGATGCTCAGGGAAGCGCAGTATATTCTCGAACTCACCAACGCGCAGAGCGACCTGACATCCGCCGAGTATGACGTCGACAATAAACGCAAGCGCATCGAACAGATTGAGAAGGACATCGAAAAGTACAGGAACAAGTACGACAACCCAGGCCCGTTCGACTTCCTGACCGGCGAGTACAAAAACGCGGAGAGAGCGCTGTTCTACGGCACCGGCGTGTTCGATACGAGCGGCGGCCTGTATAAGCAGTTGGAACAGGCCAAAAAGGAGCTTGAAGAAGCGACAGCCAAAGCCGCTGAACTTCAGAAACAGCTTGATAATCTGACGCTTGGTGATGACCTTCTTGGCGATGACGGCGAAGAGATCACTGAAATTGAGTTCGTTGTCGATGATTCTGCGCTTGAACCACCTGTCACAGCACCCGATCTGTCCGGCGTAACCGGCGCGTTTGACGCGGCACAGGCACAGGTACACGGAGATGTTGATGGCATTTTAAGGGATGCGGCGCGGCTTGGCAATATTCAGTTCCAGTATTCATTCGGCGGCGGTGGCGGCATGAAAATGGTCATGAAGGCCGGCGGCGGTTTCGTCGGAACGGGTGACCTGTTCATGGCCCGTGAGGCCGGTCCGGAACTGGTTGGACGCATCGGAAGCCGCACTGCGGTCGCCAATAACGACCAGATCGTTCAGGGCGTGGCCGGCGGTGTCGCGGCTGGCCAGAGCGAACAAAACTCGTTGCTCAGACAGCAAAACGACCTGCTGATGCAGATTTTGCAGAAGAGTGGCAAGGCGGAGGCTGTTCCGTCCGCTGATTGGGGGCGGTTCATCAAACGCAGCAGTGAAATGTATGCCAACAATACCGGCACGTAAGGGGGTGATTTGAATGACGGAAGTGATCAGCGAAGGTGTGATTACACCTCAGGCTTTCCCAGAACTGAGGTACACAATGGGCTTCAGCGTTGATAAAACGCCACTTCCAGATCCGACGTCGTTCTCCTGTACAGAGTCAGACTTGGACACCATGGGCGAACGCGACGCCACCGGCTACCTGCACAGGAACATGGTGGCAAGCAAGTTCAACATGAAAATCAGTTGGGCGGTTCTGCCGTGGGACACCATTATGGACATTGGGAAGCTGACCAAAGGACCCAAGTTCAAATTCACCTTCCCGAACCCGTTCACCGGCGGCATAGACACCATAGACGCCTACGCCGGCGACAGAAGCACCAACGACAAGTGGAGTCCGCCCAATGGGATATGGATGGGCGACCTGAGCTTCAGCGTGATTCAGTATTGAGGTGATATGGAATGTATGAGTTTTCCGAAACGCTTCAAACGGCGCTGAACGCGAACAACCCGCAGCGCGTACTGATTGAGTTTGCCAGCGGGGAGCAGTTCACCAACGAGGACATCGTAATGAGCACAGGCGTACAGGTCAGAAGCGAGTTCAATTCTGAAACAGACCTGACCATCGGACTGTGTCCATCCTCAGAAATCCAGTTTGCCATGCTGAACGATGTCAATCAACTTGCAGACTTTGAGTTTGGTGAGTTCACCGCATATCTCGGCGCAAGAATCGACACCGGAACACCGGAAGTGACGGCGAAAACAGCGACCTTCACGGAAGGTGGCAGCACTGCGCTGTACGAGTTCGCGCCGCTGGGTGTGTTCATTGCCAAGCGCCCCAACGTGGTCAGGACAAACATCATTGACGTGGACGCCAACGACCGCATGATGCTGTTTGACGTGGACATGCCCAGCAAAACAGCGCTGAACTTGACCTATCCGACCACGCTGGGCACGCTGGCGCAGAAGATGTGCGACTACCTGAACGTGCCGCTGAAAAGCGCGTCCTTCCTGAACAGCACGCTGGAGGTCAGCGAAGAACCTGAAGTGTTTGAAAGTTCCACCATGCGGGAGGTCCTCGGTCTGATTGCCGAAGCCGCGTGCAGTATCGCGCGGTTTGACAGGACGGGAAATTTGGAGTTCGTCTGGTTCAATCCAGTGAACAAGACCTACGACGAGCACGACTACAAAGACTTCACGCAGTATTGGTACGAAACGAAAAGCATTGACAAACTGCACATCCGCAACGGCGATTCCACCGCCGAATATATCTACGGCAACGGAAATAACGCCTACATGATCCAAGACAACCCGTTCCTGAGACAGCCCGATTAAGAAGGTCGTGTCCTTTGAACGGTGGAATTTACCAAAGAAGGGGGTGAGAGCGGATGGCAACAGCAGAAAAAGCGATTTATGACCGGCTTGCCGCCGCGCCAACCTTCCATCCTGCAAGCGTGGCGCTTTTCGCCAATGACTGGGCGCTGGACGCCGGCGACGTGGTAGCGGTCAAGTCTGGTGAGGACACCTTCAGCGTGCCGATATACGGCATGACGCTGGACTGGAAGGGCAACAGCATGATCGAAATCCAGTCCACCGGCAATGAAGAACGCAAGCCGATTTCAGCACTGAAAAGGCGGCAGTTCGCCAGCGGGCGAGGCGGTTACAGGCAGAAAAAGGAAATCGACGGATATTATCAAAGGCTGATCGAGGACCACGGCAGCATGGGTATGATCGCCGGCGCGCTCGGCGTAGTGCTGGACGCTGACGGAAATCCAGTGACAGACCCGACAACCGGCAAGCTCGTATACGACCAAAATAGCCCCGCCGAAATGTTTTCAAGGCTGCTGACCACGCCGAACTACGCTGAACTCGTATCCGCGCTGAACAACGGCACACAGCAAATCAGCGGTGCCAAGATCAACCTGTCATCTCAAGGCTCCGTCCTGATTCAGGCTATCAACAACCGACCGAGCGGGGAGTCCTCCGTCACGATTGATGCGGATAAGATCAACCTGACGGGGTATGTTACCGCCACAGCGCTGGATACGCGCATGGCGAATGTGGACCAGTTGTTTACCACGGCGGGCTACGCCGGAACGATCTATGCTGGGAGTGCCAGTATTACCGGCCAGGTCGCTGCGAATACTGTCATCGGTTCGCCTTATGTGCAGGCAGCGCAACTGTGGCTGTTGGACGGTGAAGGAAACCGGAGCGTGCGTATTACCGGCACGGGCGTAAGCGGATTTGGAACAGTGACCTCATCCACAACCGGTGAAATATCCATTCCTTACTACACATTCCAAGTTCCGGTTGGTTCCGCGAATCCGGCGGGCACGATAAATTTTAATATCGCCAACATGGCTTACTACCAGAACCATGTTGGCATCAGCACAGTTTCCCCCGCGAAAGCATGGTCATGGGATGCGGATGACGGATACAGCATGTTGGTCACTGCAACCGCCAAAGACGGCACAACCAAGTCCTGCGGCGTACAGCCGCCTACTATCACCCTGAGTACCAACCTTGGCACGTCAGCTACAACAGCAGTACATTGCTACGGCCCGGAGGTCAGCGGAAACCAGCACGCGCTGGCGATGCAATATTCGCTGTACCTCAAAGCGGATAATGACTATTGCTACATCACAAAATCCGACGCCACGCCGGACACGTCTGCGTCAGGTAACGTGCTGGCAAGGATCGCTAACCCCGGCGGTAACAGTAGCATCACATGGCCGGAGGCCGGAACGAGCGGCTCTATGGTAGTGGCAGCTACAATCAATGGAACAGCGGATAACAAAACGTTCTATGTAGTCGAAGACAACAATTACGCTTATATCCGCAGCGTGAGTTCAACATCTGGCGGCGTGACCTACGCAAGGGTGACAAACAACGCATATGGTAACGGCCAGTCAAGTGTCACCATCGATGCCATGACGGCTGATGCACGTACAGACGATGAAACTACTTATAACAACTGGACCATAAATAATACCCTTGGCACGGGCGGCTATAAATATGTGAAGGCCACATTCACCGCCAGCAATAATAACACCTATGTAGTTCGTGTAAATGCCGCCGCCACATACAACGCTGGTCACACCGCAGGCGTAGCAGATGGTGAAGCGAAATTTACACAAGCTACTGTCACGCTACAAGGTGCATCAGCCGGAATAATTTATAAGCGAAAAACATCGGGCTCGATTAGAATTAAGTCTACTTCAATTGTGAAAGTAGGTACGGCTTATTACTATACACGGCATGCCGTGTCAGAAACGCCGACATCTGCTTGGTATACAAGATCCACTTCAAAACCGGCATCAGGGACTACATACGACGAACGTTATGCATCAGGTGGAAGCACTTCAGTATACGTGTCAGATAGTAGCGGAACATATTACTATCTTGGAGATGGTAGTGTATCTAATTTATATAACGCTGGCACTCCTGACTCCACCACTTACTACACCAAATCATCATAAAGAGTGTTCAGCGATCAGTGAGCAGTAGACAGAACTAACTGACAACTGACCACTAACCACTGCCCACTAACCACTGCCCATTATCTACTAAAAAGGAGGCTCCCATGACCCCACAGGAAATTAACCAGAACCTGACCAACATCAAAAACACCCTGAACACCGTCACCGTGTCCGGCGCAGAGAACATGAACCGCCTGCTTGGCTGCATCCTGCTCTTGGACAAGCTCCAGCCGGAAATCGCCGCTCTGGTCCAGCCTGAGGCAGAGGAGGTCACCGTCGATGCGGCAGACCTGGATAAACAGCAGCCCGAAATCGCCGCTATGACGCGGCCAGAGCCGGAGGAGGAGGTCACCGTCGATGCGGCAGATCAGACTGACTGACGGCAGCACCTATCCCGTGGACCGCTGCGGCGCGACGAGTGACACGCTGTACCTCAACGTGCCTGGCGGAGACATGCCAGCGTTGGTGGCCGTGTTCGCCCGCCCGGACCTGACCGACCGCATCGAGCATTGGTTCGACGGCACGGAGGTCGATCACATTACCTACGAGGGCTATACGCGCCTTGCCAGCGCCAGCCTGAGTCCCACCGGCGTGAGCCTGATGCTGCAGAGAGGAGAGACCTAACATGCCTGATATAAATGTGAACTGCATTGTAAATTGCAATATCAAACTGAGCGAACCGACCAAGAAAATCTTTCTGAGCACACCGCTGGCGTATAACAACATGTTGGCACACGCCATGCGCGTCACCGTGTACAACGATGACGGCACAGCGGCAGACCTGACTGGCGTTGGCGTGACGGGCGTGTTCCTGCGTGCCGACAACAAAACGGTCAATCCGATCAACGGCACGACCGTTGAAAGCGCTTCCGGTGTCAGGAACATTGCCGAAATCATCCTGCCTGCTTCATGCTACATCGTTCCCGGTCGCTTCACGTTCACCATGAACCTGACTGCCAACGGCTCTACCCGCACAGCCCTCTGGGTGGAAGGGCATGTCGAGCGCAATACCAGCGAGGAAATCATCGACCCCGGCACGCCTGTCGGCAATATTGAGCAAGCCATCGGAAACGCTAACTCTGCCGCGTCAGCTGCTAATGCCGCCGCCTCCGATGCCAACGCAGCCGCCGAAACCGCCACCCAAGCCGCCGCTGCCGCGCAGGAAGTAGCGGATAATGTGGAGGGGGAAGTCGATGAGTTAAGGAGCGCTATTGACCTCTCCGATCAGGAAATCGCGAAGAAGGCGAACCGCTCCAGCGTCACGGAAGATCGTACCATCAGCGGCACGGGCTCCGTCACCGTGGAAGACGCGCTGGACGAGCCCGCAAAGGTCGTGATCGGTCTGGAACCGAAACAGGACTTGCACGGATATGATAAACCG